TACGGATAAAGTCAATCATAAAATGACTGACCCATTACTCGAACAAATTGGAAATAAAAAGAGAACGGGATACCTTTATACATATTATTTATTGAATCAAAATGAAGAATACGAAATATTTTACAAGTATACTTTTATGGGTCAAAAGGGAGTTGATGATGGAGACTATTTTCGCACAGTAATGAGAATTATTCCTCAACCTTGCTTGAAAATGGTGAGCTATCGGTTGGTGGATTATAAAAAGCATTCTTAGATTTTAAGGGAACCATTGGTTCCCTTAATAGGTTCTCTTAAAAATATCAGTACAAATTATAAACAACCAAATTATGTCAAAAAGTCGAAGAAAATTCACAGTAAGATCGCGATCTAGATCCAGGACGATCCGAAAATACAGTTCATCAAAAAAGTCGGCTTATAAAAAGCGGTCTTCCAAAAGGCGTTCCAAAGTAGTAAAGATGGACGTAGTCGAAGAAGGGGATGAGGCTCATTCATCATCATCAAAAATGGACATAGCTACCGATTATGATCCTGAATCGCCCTTTGTTCCTATGGACGTAGTAGAAGATTACGGGGTCGAAGCGCCCAAGTTTGATCCAAGTTTTAAAGGATTGACGATTAGTTTCATTGTTATGGGACACGGTGGTATTAAAAACGAGGTGCCAATAGAAACATTTAAACCTCCCAAAAATGTATTACATACTAACATATTAGGTATGCGATATGCCGGTGTAAATAATTTAGTAAATCGTTCTTACGAGGAGAACATTGATAAATCCTTGGCAAAAAAAAACACAGATATTGGCCATTTAATCGAACATTTGAACAGCTTTTTTGTCAATTTCCTAGTACAACATCCGGATATAGAAGAACGCGTAGAATTAATACGTAAACAGCACAATATCGGCAATAATTTTTTTGGAATTAAAAGTAATTATACAAAGCGAAATGCGCAAAAATTTTACCAAGGCATCACTGAAAAGGAAGATACTGAACATTTTAGACATTCGGAATTAAAAAGGGTTGGACCATTGGTAAAGGTTTATAGCGTATTGGTTGCAAATAAGACAGAACTATTGAAGAAAGGAGAATCAATTACACTTAATAATATGCATCAAAATATTACATTGACCGAACTAATCGAACGAGTAGCCGATTTCGTGTTGTCGGACCCACGGTTCAAGGATGCGAATAGAGAACCTGGTGTAGATGTAAATATGGTTGATCTGACTTGTAATTACACCAAAGATCATCCTATGATTGGATTTATAGAAAGATAAATATAGGATATAATATATATAATTATGGAAAGTGTAAAGAGTAGGAGTAAAAGTCATAGCGCAAAAAGTCGTAGTAAAAGTAATAGCGCAAAAAGTCGTAGCGCAAAGAGATCTCGCATTCGAATAGCAAAATGCGATAATTCCGAATTAAATACAAGAAATGATGTCAAACAATTGTTTATCAAAATAGAAACCGTATTGAAACATAGCGATGTCAATCTAGTGGGGAGAGCAATGATCGAGAATGAATTAAAAACCAACAAACGGTATAATTTTTTATTCGATAAGGATTCGATATTTGATGTAGAAAAACTATTAGATTTAGCTAGTAAATTTATTTATATACCTGAAACCAGTGACCGAGTAGAAGAATTAACGGGTGGTGGCAGTTTTTTAATAAGTTACGACAAGACCAATTTTAAATACGATGTTTTCGCCATAATCACGTTTCTTGTATCCATCGTTTTGCTCTATATTTCCTATGTTCGATTTAACGACTTGTACGAAACCCTTAGTGCTGCAGAACTGAGGTCAATGATGCCGAAGGGTATGTTCGACGGTAGACTATCATTGGTTCTAGAGCATTTCGTTTCGATTTTACCAGGATGCCAAGAAGGTAATTTGCAGTCGCGTTTTATAAATAGTGTTACGCAAATTGTCAAAGAAAAGGTATACACCACATTGTCATTGTCTACTGAAAAGGCAAAATTGGCCTGTTTTACCCAGGTAAGTAACGATCCAAATTCAATAATACAATATGTCTCGTCAGGTTTTGAGTCATTGTTCGATTCAAACATTTCGTCGTGTGTTACGAACACGATGGCCAATGATTTTGCTGCGATGTTGAGTCAATTAACATTGAATATGAATACAGAATTTGGTAAAGTGAAAGGTACGGTTCATATGATTTTTGCTTCGGGAGGTTGTCTGCTTCATTCAATGCGGCATTTTAACAATCGATTGCGAATGAAGAATAAATCACCAACATTGGCGATCGAGGGAGGCGGATCGAAAAATAACACGAAGGATGCTGATCCAAATAACGTGGAGGGATCATTAGCGCTAGGTATCGGATTGGACAATAATTTGTTTGGTGGTAAAGTGAAAAAGCATCGTAGTCGAAAGAATAAAAAAAACTGAATATTATTATAATTTACAAAACTATCTAAAAATCTAAATCTGAATACTATTCGACTCATAGTAATGGCGCATCTTTAAATAACATCTCAAACAGGCTTTCACATCAACGATCGAATTATGCAGACCCTCCACTTTTTCCCCATTAAATAAGCAGGCGTACAATTCACTCAATTTCGGCCACTTCTTTCTCGGTGGTTTGCCGTTATCTGCAACGACTATGTTACAAATATCCGTCCCTTTTTTCATTGTGCAATACTTCTCGATGTTTCTAAAACGTTCGAAAACAGGACTAAATAGGGTAAAACATTGGGGGGATCTGGTCGTAATTTCTGCGCGATTTCTCTCCAATTCGATCATTATCATTTCTTGGTCGAAATCCAGGTTATGGGCGACCGCACAATCACAAATTTTATATGCTTCGGTAAATGCGGTGAGAGCATCGATAATACTGCGATTGCTATTCTGACACATTAGTTTATAAATGCCAGTCAATTCAGTAACGACTGGAGGAATTGCAACTAATTCTGGTATTTTTATGTACGAATCGTACATTTGTACGAGTCGTTTGTCGATCATATCATACAAAACAAAACTAAATTGTATGATATACGGATATTCGGTAATAGGTATAGGGGACAATGCACCTCGAACCTGTCTTGGTATAAGACCCGTAGTTTCTACATCAAACACGAGAACATAACGTCTGCGGATAGGAGCATTAATTGAAATTGTTGACATTATTATTGTTATTGTCGATCCGAATATTCTGAAATAAATTTTCAATTTTTCGGAACTTGATAGACGCCTGAACAAAGCGTACCTGGAGAACAACTACCTATACTACTATATCCCGAAATCGCATTGCCCGAAATCGCATTGCCTGAAATCGCATTGCCATAAATCGAATTTCCCAAAATCGAATTTCCCAAAATCGAATTTCCCAAAATCGCGTTTCCTGAAATCGCGTTTCCTGAAATCGTAGTATTTAAATAACTAAACCCTGAAAATTTATTAAAAAATGTATCAGACGAATATGCTACGCAATTTCCATAGTTCGCGCATTTACCCAAAAAATCACCGGGTAATTCATTTTGACATAGATCCATCAAACTCCAAGTAAATACAACCTTTTTAATGATGTTTGTCGGTTTATTAATAACAGCAAAATAATGGGTTGGATCCATAATATCCTTTTTAACATAACCTATTACATTCATCGAATAGTCAATAATAACACCGATTTTATTAGCATTTAATACACCGTCACTATTAACAATGATTGTAGGATTTTTCGACTTATCGTCTAATTTCATTGAATTGTTACTGAAATCCATATAAACATTGATTTGAAAAGTAAGTGGAAATACGTCTGCATTATGCTTAACATTTACATTTGTAGTGGCCGGTTCAATCGTTAACAAAATATTACTTGTATCAATCACTTTGTTTGAAAGAAAATATGGTAATATTGCTTGGTTATTTCCTTTAACATATGCAGGTATATTGAACGTATCTACACTAGCTTTATAATATTCATTGGGATTCGGATCACTTATATTTTGGTAGGTATTATCAACGCTAACTTTCATTGTTAACCCGGACTGCAGTGCGACATTGCTAGAACCACTAGCAGACCCCCAAACAATATTAGTCAGACCTTCCTTACACCGATAAACAAATAAAAAAATAATGATAAACAGTACAAATATTGCAATGAGTGAATAATATATTAGGGGGGTTTTTTTAAAGAACAATCGAAAAGATTTCATAGCAACTATTATATAATGCTAAAAATATTATGGGTTAAGCTTCCTTAAACTTTTTACGGTTTTGTTGTGTGATTCATAAAATCGGCGTGTCTTGTTCTTCGTACGTAACCAAATGTTTGTCCGTAAATAGCATACGATGGATAAGCGAATAGCGTCTTTGTCTTCCATCTTCATAGGTAAATTGGCGTGGGGTTGATGGACATCCATAAATAAAATATCGCCGCTCCTGACATTAACACCTATCCCGTACTGGGGAAAACAGGTTTCACCTCCCTCATAGTTTCCGTGCTCAATCACTGCAAGATTTCCAAAACCCGAATCTAGATCGCCCTTGTCTGTATGGATCGAGGTCCTGAAGTTCACATTCGTTGTGACTGTGGTAAATGATGTTCCAGGGATTTTAAAGTGGGTTTGATTCGCCATTTTTCGTTGTATTTTGTATTGTTCGGGTGTCAACTTCGCATACAACTCGTCGACGTCTTTGATAAGTGGAATTGTCTTTTTATATTCTTCTGGATAATCCATATTGAAGCGGCATTCGCGAACTGCGATTGAAGGTGTTTTACCACGTTTTTTAAAGATGGATTTTTGAGCGGGAGACCAGCGGTCGAAATAACCGAATATGTTTGACATCACCTTTTTATCGGAATAATCCTTTTTTTTACTCCCTGAAGTACTTCCTCTTAGTCCACTCTTGTTCTTCGCGAATTTAATAACATTTTCATAGAACGCATCAATATGTTCATCATCGAGAACCTTTTTTCTAAATCTCAATAGTAATTTACCATCTTCTGTATAAACGTCCGCGTCATAATCAATAATAGTATCAATATCATCGGGTTTTAAAAAGGTATTCATTTTTTTCTCCATTTTTTCGTCGTCAAAATCTTTTTTGACAGTAAAAACTGTTATTTTTCCCTTCTTTTCTTTCTTTATAATAGTCATATTATAACTACACCTGTATTTATAATATAAGTAGAAATTATGTACCTCTTTTCATTGTTTTGTTCTTCTTGGATTTCGGCATTTTTTTTGTAGTATTCTTTGGCTCCTCATACTTGGAAGGAATCTTTCGAAGTCGGAATTCGGTCATTCCTGTCGACTTCGTAGATATCGACCCATAATCCCCATATTTGGCTAATAGTTTCTTAGAGGCTTCCAACATTGGTTTTAAACGATCGTCGAACGTACCGAGACCCCCTGATTTTCCGTAATATTTTGTGACGAACCCTACACGGTTGTAACGCAGAACAATTCCATCGTTCACGAAATATTTCAAGGTTCTCTCTACATCCTCTTTTTGACCATTCTCTTTGGTAATAGTAAGTTTGATGGCAGAAAGATTGGGACGGTTAATGATGCCGTAGAATGCCCCGACAATGTAATTCAAGCAAGTAGATATTTCATCGCGCCCCTTGCGAAAGAATGGATTGAATACGGGATATACACCCCAAATATACGAATGCTGCTTCACACATTCGCTAAAAGCTGCCTTGAAAAATGTGTCCAACGATTTCCCTTTGAACAATGATGACAGGGACAGATCAATCTTGGCGACGTCGTCATCAAAAAAGACGATGTGTTTTCCCTCAGGCCATTGCGACATAATAAATTGGCGCTGAGGAACCAAACCTTTTTTACCAACGATAAGATTATGAAACAATCCCTTATCGAGAACCTTCTCGTATTCGGCCAATTCCTCGTTATTGGCGACATAGACGTATATTTTACTAGCCGGGATCTTGTTATGTTTGAGTGTGGCCAATGTTTTATCGCGGCAAACCTCGGCGCGTTTGTACGAGGGAATTGCCACAATATAATCGGTCATACTTTACTATATTACTAGATTTTTGTAAGCGATATCGTCGATCTGTCCACAGATATCATTGTTGCATCATTGTCCTTTTTCGATACCCAGAATACGTATTGATGGTCCTTAATGGTAAAACCGATACAAAATTCTACCCCGTAATGTTGGAAACAGAAGGGATCGGAACAAGCGGTCGGAGTCATAGTGACAGGATCCAGACAAACCAACATATGATAATATTTTCGGGGACAGCCCTCCTCGCTAAAATGTACTACTCCGATCCAATTATATGCTTCTCGAACAAAAATGCTGGATCCCCGCACCTTATTAAAATGGGGGGAATTTATCGGATGTTCTAAAATGATATATAATTTGTGGTCAGAATCTAGGCGACCGATACAAAAGGGCGACCACGAATAGATAAAATGGACATCATCGGTATTCTCTATCTGAATAGGCACCCAATTTTTTTCACACCAAGTATCGTTAGGTGGTTGTAATATATGGCAATTTTTGTACGAAAGGTGTTGGTGATCATATTCTCCCATTATCATACGGATTTTCCCTGACGGACTATAATTCACGTTACTTGCAATGAAATGGAGTTGCCCATTGTGTTCAAACAAACGCATATCTTCCAATCCGTGTGAAAACCGATCGACGGAAGGTAATTCGACAGTTTCGTCCAACATCAGACCGTAACAGATAGGTTGAAATGAATGATCATCCAAATAACACCGTATATTTTTGGTATGTAATATTTTGTTGGGGTCTCGGATAGCATATCGGCCCTCAGGTGTGAATGAGTAATTCACAAATCGCGTATTTAAAATGTGTTGGCCTTGATAATAAATATAGGAGGGAGAAGAAGATAGGAATTCATTCTCATTTTCGTAGAAAGGCGGATAAGGATAGGTCACTGTCACTGCTCCCCCATCGAGCAAACGTTTCGTACAGAATTCCAAAGGGATATTAATAATGGAATCATTGTGATCTGCTGCGTACCAATTAGGAGACCATCCGCATTCGTGCTCTAACCAGGCCCAATAATTGACTTCCCAGATCAATCGTTTGTGTTGGCGAAGAAAATCGGGATATTTATCAAAAAATAGGTCGTGAAATTCGAGAAAAGATTCTTTGTCGGCTAAAAAGAATCCGCCGCAAAAGCGCCAATAGGGCATTTCGTAGATGGCATTGTAATCCCTGCCGTCAAATTTAGATACGCAACCTGGAATGGCAAAGATGCGGGGACTATATTTACGAGTAGCCACCATCTTTAGATATTCAGCAAAACGAACTCTGTTACTTAAAATGTAGGCAATACTGAAATCAATCCAAGCGAAATGTGTCGAGTTCCACGGATTTTTAGTTACTGCATCTTTTATGAATTGCAACTTGGTATTAATAATAACTATATATTCGTAACTGTCTTTCTTAGGATGACGATTTGATGGCATTATTAATTCTATGTTTTCGTTTCTTACAGCTTCAAACATCTTATACATCGTAGTGTCTTCTAAACTGATTGATGCCATTACTTTCAAGTTGTCATAATGGCTAGCTAGAGAACACATTCTATCGTAAAAATCAGGACTAACGTAAATGCAAATCTGAATCCCGGTTTTTAATATGACTTCAAAATTCTCGAATCTCCATTCAACAGTTTTGTTATCGAATACGGTATCATTATAGATATGAATCCATGAAGTGATGAATGTAACATTCGTATCCATATTTCTATGTATATCTTTATACATTTGGTCGCCGATTTTCTAAATCAGTTTACATAAAAAAATATATAAAAGTTGGGGTTTTACATTATTAAAGTTGTCAATCTTATGAACGATTTGGAGAACTCATTTTGTATCGCAATCGCCTCCCATATTTCGAATCCCAAAAGGATTAACTATTTGATCGACTGTTTAGGTTCTCTTCTTCAACAAACGGTTCTTATATCGATCTATCTATCTATTTCATTTGAAGATGATGCAACTACTCAAATTTTTATGAGAGAATTAGAATTAAGCAATTTTAAAAGTAATCCTTTCGTCCATATCGTTATTCAAGAGAAAAAGACTCCCCAAATGCGACATTTTCAAGTTCTCTATAATATGATAAAAATTAACCACGATTGGATAATGTTTTGTGACGATGATGATACGTATGAGCCATTACGAGTAGAGTATTTAATAAAGAGTATTTATACGATAAAAGACCAAATAAATGACCCAAATAAAATATTGGCTGGTCTCTATGAAAGCCATTGTAATAAGGATCATAGAGAACATCGGCACGAATATTGGTGTTATTGTGTGAACGGCGCGATTTTAGAAAGGTTTTATGATTCACTTCAAGATTATCCTGATATCATTGATAATAAATGTTGTGATGTTCTCTTTGGTGAATATATGCGACGTTTAGGTCCAAAGTATTTCTTTGGTAGATTGGATATGCGACTCTATAATTATCGTGTTACCGAGAACCAAGATAGTGTTACTGGAGTGATTCAATCGAGACAGCGCATCTACACGAAAAGAGAAGATCACCCACCGATAGGAGATCCTGATTTGCCCGATTATATTTTAGACTGGAATGATTATTTGTATAAAAATTTAGATGTATATTTACACGATGTATTTTTAAGAACAATTGTAGGTTGTGACCTAGATTACATATTAAAATCCGAATTTTTAGTAGATTATGACCTATTGCCCTACGTAGATGTTTGTCACGTGGCCGATATACGTGAGAGACACGAATATTGGAGAACCGTTGTTAGTAAACTATATGATATCCCCCTATAAGGGAACCTTTTAAGAGAACCAAGGTTCCTTTATGATCCTTCAATATTAAGAGAACAGTAGGCTTTCATCCACTTTGTTTCTCCCATTATTCTCTTATACCTTTTCTCATTTCAAATGTCATTATAATATAATAAACGATGATACCTCGTTTTAATGATGATAGAATAAATTTTGTCAGATTTATTCAAGAAAACAAAGACATATTTTGTAAATTATTAGAAAGTGGTGCATATAACTTAACAAGTAATACTTCAGAAGTAAGAAAGAATTTTAATAGAGATTACATTTATGAGGGTTATTATTTTTTTAAAAATTTTGATTTAGGAGACGATGCGAATGTTTATGCTTTAACGGATAATTTGGATGATTTTAATACAACAGATGAAACAGATATACATACAATCATAAATGAGTTTGAACAATGGTTACATCGCGATATAGTAAAACAAAAATTTGAGAAAGAATACAACAGAAAATTAGAAAAAGAACAAGAAAAGGTAAAAAAGACAAGTCGGGCAATATTAAACCAAATTGATGAAATTGGTGTAAAAAGAAGAACCACGAAACGAACATCTCATATAAAAGACGAATTGGCAAATATAGATTATTTTCCGGAAGACAAACAAAATGCAGTAAAAGGGAAAACGTACAGAAGGGTAAGAGATGAATTTAATCAAAAAAAAAATATTGGAGGAAAGAATAAAAAGACAAAAAAATACAGAAAAACTCGGCGTTTGAAATGAGAAAAGGTGTAAAAGGAGGGCTCAACCTTGGTTCCCTTAAAAAAAGAGGATATATATATATAAATGACATCATTAAGCGGAAATTGCAATATGTTTGGAATAGGTTCTCTTTCCGGAGTCGGATTCGGAAATCAGAACATAAAATCGGCTTCTTACGCAACTGTCGGTAGTAATCAAATTGTTATTAATATAGACGGACTTTATACTTCATTCAACATTACACGTACCAACATAAGTAGTGGAAATACGACAGTGGAATTTGATGACCAAACCGGATCAACATTTATAGACAATACAGTGAGTCCCAATTCCCAATATTCGTACAGCATCGTGCCAATGAGCACAGGGAATCCTGGACCAACCTTCCCATTGCAGTCCGTATGGACATTGGTGGATGTGACACTAACTCAATTTTCCTACGATTATAATAGTGTTCAAATCAATTGGACAGGAACATATAAATCTATATTGGTAACCCGCACAAGTCCAACCACAGGTGCTCCTTCAGGATCTTCAGACAATTATCCATTATCGTCGACCCCCCAAAGTTCGGTAAATGGTTATATTATCGATACCGGTCTACCATTTAATACGTACATTTATACTATTGTTGCGACCAACAATGCAGGCGTAGAAACCATTATAAATTCCAATTATATTACATCTATACCATCCTCACCACCACCGACATTCGGAACACCCGCTAACGTAACATCCACCAGTTATGGTACATACAATTATTGGATTGTTACCGGAAACACTACGTTAACGTTTTTGGCACCTACAGAAGTCGGTTATTTATTGGTAGGAGGTGGTGGTAGTGGAGGCGCAACCAATTTCTCTGGCACCCGGTATGTTTCGGGTGGTGGCGGAGGCGGGGGTGGCGGCGTATGTTGGTCCGAAAAATCCGGTACGAATTTAAGTGTTGACACAGTGGCAACATATAGTATCACGATTGGATCAGGAGGGGTTCATAATATAAACAGTGGAAATGGTCATAGTACTACCTTTTCTGTTGATTCGACCGTTATTCTTACTGCTGGTGGTGGCAGGGGGGGAAGTTCTGCGACAACTGTAATGGGTGGTGCTGGAGGGAATGGGGGTACCGGTACAGGGGGTAAAACGAATATTGCTGGGGGTGCGGGGGGTGTCGGTGGAAATGATCCTCTTTCAGGATTGCTTATCAATAATGCTGGTAAAGGTATTGATGGCGCATTGATTTCTCTACCTGACGTTGATTTGATGTATCAGATAGGGGCGGGTGGAGGTGGTGGATCAGGAACTAGTGGGAATGGCGGAACAGGTGGATCAATTGGAGGAGGTAATGGTACGAATAGTTCGGTTCCTGGAGAATCTGCAACATATTATGGTGGTGGTGGTGGTGGCGCTATTTCGATCCAAACATCGAACGATGGGTACCAAGGGTATGTTGTCATATATTATTAATATGTAATACGATAATGGTTAATTATATTATCTTAGTAGGTAACATAATTAAAGTGCGCTCTTGTAATCGACCACGTAAGGATTCGATTTCAACATATTGGTAATATCTGGTGTATTGCGGTCAATTTGAATGGTCGAGTAAAGTTGATTGCCGTTTCCAGAAGGTTTTCCCATACTTCCAACGTCGGGTATATGTCCAGGCATAGACCCAACAACGGCACGACCATTTTTCAGCATATCGTCGCGACCTACTTGACGCATATTAATATCTCCATTCATCAAGCTCATATTTCCAGGCACCAAACGGCCATCAATTGTGCTCGATTTAATATCATTGTTACGCTGATTATAATTAGCTTCATAAGAGGCCATTTTACGACTACCTCCTGCTGCACTAGATCCGCCCATATAACCGTAAACACCCGATTCATTACGATTTGTGTAAGGTACCTGTTGTTCAGCAATTTGATATCCTCCGGTTTGCTGAGCATTGATCATCAAATGTCCTTTACCATTCTCAGTAGTCTCGCGAATTGTGGTAGTGGGGCGATCTGCAGGATTAAACACATAAGAACTTTTCACAGTAGTACTAGGATTTTGGTAAGGTCGTAACGTACCAACCACATTGCTTTTACGATTCGGACGTAAAATATCGAGGAGTGGGGCGATTACGGCACCCATACTACCTCTAACCGCTCCAAAGTATCCGTCATTGTCGGTTCCTACCGTTCGATTGTTAGGATAAGCCATTTTCGATTTAATACCATAGTCACCGTCATTTGCATAACCACGTCCATTGGCGTTAGCGACAGGGAATGGCAGAGCCCCCAAATTTTGCATATGGGTTGGCATATATTCACCAGGAACATACGATGCTTCGTTCATACCACCTGCAACGCCAGTATAAGAAATGGCGGTTTCAGGTCGACTCTGTGATCGCTCTATTGGTATAGCGCGCATCGTAGGTCCCCGCTCCAGCGCACTTCCTGGCATCAATCGACCAATATCGTCCGAGCCCGACCTGGTGTCCCAAGCGTAACTGGTTTCTGGTCGATTCTTTTCCATAATACCCATCTGTTCTTGGGTAGCAATCTGCTTGATATGGCTATTTGCAGGTCCTTCGTGACCCAACAGCGAGAGACCAGTGGCTTTGGGTTTATTGGCAGTTCGGAGCTGATCCGCGTTCTTATCGATCCAAAGATCACGTGCTAACATACCCGAGTTATAACCACCAACACCTTCATTACCATAACCTAGTCCTATACCAGGAGCGACTCTCTCTTCTTCAAATGGTTTTACATTAGCCATACGAGAACTAGGGTTCACGCGAGATTGGAAAAAATCGCTTTGGTTAGGTGCGCCGTGAGCCCATTGCATATTCTCATTCGGTGCAAACAAGGGGGATTGTTCCTTTTTCGTGATGCTCTGAGAGCCTGCTCCCGAATAACTATCTAAAAGTCCTTCAGTAACGTTTCCATTCGATAATTGGTTACGGGCGTGAGATCCAAAAAACGGCACCATATTATTGTGGGAAAAATAGTCGGACGATACTTTTTCACCAGTCAAAGAGAAGAACTGGGGATTCTCGGATATATTAGAGAGTTTGGGCAAGCTAGATTGGTTCATATTGGAATTGAAATATTTGTCGGTATAGGTGCCATCGTTATTGTCGTAACGATTATTAACCGTTAATTCTGCGGATTTATCGAGTTCAGGATTCGGGTTATCATAAAAATCGGGATAATTTATATCAGGAACATTTGTATTGGGTAATTTCAAATCACCACTAAAGTTCTCTTTATTCTTTTTTTGTTGAGTTGCTATCCATAATAATCCTATGGCGATTCCTGGAATGGCTATCTCCATCTGTTATACTATTATTATATAGTTCTTTGATATTATTCTTACAATAATACTAAATAAATTTGTTTGTAATTAAAAATGTTAGAGAATGATCTAACCAATCATATGGCTACTATTACCGTGTTTTGCAACATTGGTATGAACAAAATATCTGCCTTCTATATTGCACATATAATTGTAACTTCTAGCAGTAATAGCTAACGGATAATATATGGTTTCTAATTTTGGATGTTCTCTTATAAATACTCGGTTGCATTTATTATATTGGTGGGCATTTGGTTGGTAAAATGCACAATGAATACATTTCGGGATTTTTAAATTACGCTGTACGATTTGCGACATTTTTGTATAATGCTTATAAAAAAATGCGAACAGTTTAATGAGGGTATGTCGGTACGAAATTGTCCTTTTCTAAAATGCGGGTTTGAATGTTATCATTGAACCCTTTCACGAGTCCGTTCTGAGGATTTAACATTGGATTTTCCCACCTATTGTTTTCAAAGCTTCTAAATAAAAAGGCAGGACAGCTAGCCCGACTTTCGTCGACGAATGGTTGGTTAGTTCCCCAAGCCATTGGGGGTGCGAGAACCGCGTGTTTAGTATGATCATTTATGTCTACTAAATCGCGATTGTATTTGCGGGTTAATCCCAACATATCACTTTCCAAATTTACATAATTTTCACATAAGTTTGCCCCCCATTTTTGCATACGGATCTGCGGGTCATCCCAGTGACTAAGTTGGAGTCCTGGCCCTGGGCAATCAAGCATATATCGACTGGTAAATGTGGTTTGGTCTAATGATTTTTTAATTCTAGCCGGGTCACTGCTGAATCTGGTAAACGACATTGTTGGTATTAAGTTATATTAATATTATAAAAAAGTATATTGAAATAGAATCAATATAAAAGTTATCAAACATACATAAAAATAAACCCAATGAAAGAGAACCTGGAAGAGAATATACCCAATATATGTCTAAATATGATAGTGAAAAATGAGAGCAAGGTGATCATACGACTATTAACATCGGTTCTCCCCTTGGTAGATTCATATTGTATTTGTGATACAGGCAGCACCGATAATACGATTGAATTAATCGAGAACTTTTTCAAAGAACACGATATCTCTGGTAGAATCGTAAGGGAACCTTTCCAGGATTTTGGTTACAACCGCACATTTGCGCTTAATAGTTGTGTAGGTATGCCGAATGCTGATTATTTATTGTTATTGGATGCCGATATGATTTTACGTATTGCCTCACAATTGTCACCAATCGACTTCCGTAGATCGCTCACAAAAGACGCCTATTATCTATTCCAAGGAACCGATGCGTTCTTCTACAAAAATGTGCGTATTTTGCGTAATAATCCCGAATATTCGTATTGGGGAGTGACCCACGAGTACGTAAAAACTATAGAGGGAACAGAGTATCAAGAGATTGATATGGCAATGCTTTTTATTGATGACATTGGTGACGGTGGAGCCAAGGCAGATAAATTCGAACGTGATATCCGATTACTCTTAAAGGGATTAGAAGAGAACCCTAAAAATGATCGCTATACGTTTTATTTGGCCAATAGTTATTCAAATATTCAACAATATGAAAAAGCTATCGAATATTATAAAAAGCGTATTGAGATTGGGGGGTGGCATCAAGAGGTATGGTTCTCTTATTATTCAATTGGGAAATGTTACCGGTCAATGGGGGATGTGCCAAACGCCCTTCATTATTGGTTGGAAGGGTATCAGTTCTATCCGAACAGAATCGAGAACTTGTACCAGATCATCCATCATTATCGAAGTAATGGGAAAAACATTCTTGCCCACGCCTTTTATGAAATGGCAGATTACGAACGCATTCACGACAATACCAATGATCATCTGTTCCTAGAAAAGGATATATACGAATACAAATTGGATTACGAATTCACAATATTGGCCTATTACCGTAACACCCAAGGTAAGGATATAACCGCTTCCTGTATGAAAGTTCTTGCGCATCCTTGTTCGGATGAGGGGACCAACCGGAATGTTCTCTCTAATTACAAATTTTATTCGAAATCATTAAGAGAGATGGAGAGTCCAATTCCAGCGAACAATTTACAGGTTCTCAATAACATAGGAAGATCGATCAATATAGATCGCAATATTTATTTGCCAAGTACACCATCAATTTGTGTAGATCCACTTAATAAGAATAGATTGTATGTAAATATGAGATATGTTTCGTATCGAATTGATGATCAAGGAAAATATAGTTATGGAGATAATATTTTAACTAAGAATGTAATTGCAACGATAGATATAGGGTTCTCTAATTGGACTAGAATGTCTGAGTATGAATTAGGTTATAATAAATGTTATGATAATTTGTATGTAGGATTGGAGGATGTACGATTGTTTTCAAACAATGAAACATTGTATTTTAATGCGAATAGAGGGCTCGGATATAGTAATATGTTTATTGAAACAGGCGTGATCAAGAATGGATCAGCATTATCTCATTTAATATATACTGATGATCAACGCGATATAGAGAAAAATTGGATTATGTTCAAGAATGGTGATCGCGAGATTAAAACGATATACGGTTGGTATCCACTCAAGATTGGTGATGTCATTGATGATCCAGATAAAAAACTAAATGACAAGGGGCAAATTATGAAAAAACTACGGATTACCCACGAACAGCCAACCCCCAATTTTTTCCGATGGGTAAGAGGGTCGACCAATGGAGTCACTATAGGCGACGAAGTATGGTTTATATGTCACGTAGTTAGCTACGAAGATCGCCGTTATTATTACCATTTATTCGTGGTTTTAGATAAGACTACGATGAAGATGAAACGTTATACCAGGATGTTTACGTTTGAAAAAGAAAAGGTCGAATATACATTGGGATTCATATATATGGAGAGAGAACAACAATTCTTAATAGGTTATAGTGTGATGGACCGTGAAACCAAATATATGGCGATTTCTAAGAAAAACATAGATACGTTGTTTATTGATATTTCGAAATAAATCATTATAAAGATAAAATTATAATGATTGTAAATGCCCTTTATTACGTTTATTTATAAAATTGGTAAAAACTCGAGAGCATACTATGGTAAATATTGTGAAGACCGTTTATCTGATGACCACGAAGGCCTAGACAATGAGGTCAGACATAGTGTAGAAATGGGGGTAAACGCGTATAGAAAAAAGATGAATCTTTCACCCTTAAGGGCAAAAATAACGATAGGAATATTATCATTGTCAATTAATGATATTATTCCCACATTTTCAAGCAAAAATGAGGTAAAATGTTTCGATTTTTATAAAAATTACGATGATAAAATATTTATGAATGGTAAATCAATTATTTTCGCACCATAATTCCAAATTTGATACATTTAATTCGTCTACAAATGTAATATTATTGTTATGGTCTAGCAAGACGAATCTGTAAATTGGTGGGCACTGACATCTGTTGATATCAGGAAGATCATAGTAGTTAACGAAAACATATTTTCCGAACATTGCACCGATAAATCGCTTCCAAGGATCATTTATATGATACCAAGTTCTCGACAATTCCATAAAGTTATTATGATTAGACAGACAATTTTTATTAGGTTTATAAAAGCATTATTCAATCGTCTAGTAAAAACATTCTGGACACAACTGATAGAGAGTATCGAAAAATCCGTGCTGTATTTCAATAACATTCCGTGTCGATTCGATATTATAATTCCACCGATTTATTTTTAAAACAAACACATATTTATTATACCAAAATTCGTGAGCAGCTTCTAAAATCGCATTATTACGAACAAACACATCTTTAAAATACTCCTTAAATGTAGAATCGAATTCATAGATATGTCTCATTATATCCTGATTTTGATATATTTGGAGATTAGCTGATACCATTACAATATAATAATAAAAAAAAGAATTATTATTATATATTATTTCAAAAATTAATCACTATATTTTTTATTTTTACTTGTAAGAGTATGTACCATTTCCCATACGACGCTTATTTCTTGTCCATTCGCGGCTAGCATCATCAAAGTCGATATTTACATCAAATTCAGCCAAAATCTTCGATTGAGATCGAGTGCGGATGATCGTAAATAGGTTCTGAGGAATCCTTGGCTCCTTCTTCGCCACATCTTGACAGCCTAAAACATTGGCAATGCTGGTGCGTCGGATAGCTCTAGTCTTACGACTAACATCATTTTCAATCTGATCGATGAAATTGTTCGCAGCACGAGTTTGGGATCGAGTCAACATAGTAATACCTAATATATGCATTTAGTGTTTATGTTATTTTATAATTCAATTTTCTAAGGGAACCAAGGTTCCCTTAGAGGATGTAAGTCCGCACTCTTACATAAGGAGCCAAATGTTTTACGGTGCCATTGTGTAATACCGTGTTCTCGAATTCCATCTAAATGACGTTTAGTGCCGTATCCCATATTGGTATCGAGACCATAACGCTCCACCAATTCAGGGTACTGTTGGCACATTTCCAGTACATAGTCGTCCCGTGCATTTTTTGCTAAGATCGATGCTGCAGCAATCCCCATATATTTTGCGTCACCTTGTTCCACTGTAATATGCGGCAATTCGCAGATAGTATTATTGGAAAGATCGAACCGCCTGTATGGATTAAAATAATTCCCGTCAACCGTAGCTAGGCATTTATCTAAATTGGAGAAACCACCTAATTGGACAAACACTTGATCAATACACTGATGCATACCCTTCATAGTAGCCTGTAGAATATTAATTTTATCTATTTCTGCTGCATCAATCCAAGAGATATTCCAAACAACCGCATTCCTCTTGATATATTCTGCTACTTCGGCCAACTTTTTCTTGGAAGAAAATTTCTTGCTATCCTTAATATTAGTTCCATCTGCCCCAATAAAAACGGTGGGGTCTTTAGGTAAAACAACACAAGCAACGTATACACGTCCGAAAAGACATCCTCTGCCAACTTCATCCAATGCAAATTCATAAAGGTTAGATTCATTATAAAAGCGATTCAATAACAAAGCTTCCTTTTTCGGCATATTATTAAAAAACAGGTATGTTGTTTTAAAGCTTCAATTTTTTCGGGATATAATCTATATTATTATATTGCAAATGAAAGTTACGGCATTAACATTATTTTTAATTTTATTAATAGTTTTAGTAGTATCCGTCTTATTAGGAAAAAATGTATGGAAGGAAGGTTTTGTATCTTATCAACAATCGAACAAGTCGTCGCCAAATAGTCCTTATTCTGTGACTGTGCCTACTTATTCCAAAAATTCACAGGTCGTAAAGATGTTTGACAATTTGTACTTTGATACGAAGAATGGGAATTTGATCGAGATTGATTCATCCAAGTATGTTCAAGGAGGAAATGTGGATTTAATAGGAAATACCATTGTTTCCACAACAGTAACTCCTCGATCTAATTCAGGTACAAGTTATCAATACAATGGTAATGTATCACTCTCTTCCGGAAATGTCGTACAGAGTCAGATATCTACAATGTCGAGCAATTATAATTCGTATATTTATAATACTTTATCTAACCATACTGACAATTATTGTGTTATGTACATCCCTTGGAACACCAATACATACATCCACATTTTAGATACTACGAACAAAACTCACGTAGGGACATATGGAATGAATAATGGAACATTCAATATTTATAATTGGCCGACTGATCCGAATAGCGGTCTACCAACAAACAGTATTGGAATTTCCAATAATACAGCTGATAATTCTACAGGTAACAATACATTTGTTTCTGATAATTATTATGATCCGAACAAGGTATTATACCAAATAAGTAAATATGTAAAATATGATATTACAAATGGATCTTTGATTGTGCAAACCCAAAATACACCAAAATCAGTAACAGTATACAATCGCGTTAGTCCTATAACAAGTGTAAATGTAACTTCTCCTAACACAATAATAAATACACCATCAACCGTACAGAGCATTGCATTTAGTCCAAATGTGATCCAAGATACATTGGATCAAAATGTTATTTTATATATCCCCGATGGTACCAATACACTAGTAGCTATTATTGATATGATTGATAACAAGTACACATTAAAAAACGTAGTACGATTTACTGCGAATACGGTTGATAATGGTAATGCGGCTTCTAGTGGAATAATGTCTCAGTTTAATTCGTTTGTGAGTGGTTCGAGACAACAAGGCGGACAAATGCAACAAGGTGTGGGTCAATCACCTGGTTCGAACCAATATTCGGACGATTATATCTTAAAGAGTCAGATTGTACCTCCAGTATGCCCATCGTGCCCGTCTTGTGCTCAAGGAAAAGGCAGCGTATGTACCAATTGTGGAGGACAAGGCGGATCAGGTACCCAATCTGGAAATGGTTCCACGATGGTAACTGGAGAAAAGGACGCGAAAAATCCTTCCACCTTTTTTGGCGAAGGTAGTCCCACTACAGGAAAAAAGGATGCTGCTGGAAATGATGTGCAATGGAAGAGTGATGTAGGTAAGGGAACATTTTCATCAAATGCGGATCCGAATACTCTTGCTGGGGGGCTAGTACTATCACAATATAGTATGGTAGCCGGATTAGAAGAGGGAGCATATACCGCAGCCGATGTAATTAAAACAGGAATTGGTGCTGCGGGGGGTGCTGTAAAAGATGTTACTGGCGGCATTGGTGGTGCTGTAAAAGATGTTACTGGCGGAATTGGTAGTGCAGCAAGTGGAATTGGCGGGGCAGTAAAAGATACTGCTGTCGGAGCAGTTGATCTTGCGAAGAGTGCAGGTTCAGGTATTATGCAAATGTCAAAAGACCAAAAGAGTAGAGATAGTGGGGTTGGAGGCCAGGGGCAAGGAGGGTTCGGACAAGGAGGAATTGGAGGTGCAGGTACGGGTATGGGCACGGGTATGGGTGCAGGTGCTGGTGCTGGTGCTGGTGCTGGTGCTGGTGCTGGTGCTGGTGCTGGTGCTGGTGCTGGATACAATGCAGCAAGTGGTTATAGTGGAATTTCATCAGGTGGACCTCAAACAATGGATCAGTATTCTTATTATGGAACACTGCCTTCCAAGGGATCGAGTAATTATCTTCCAGTCACTGCCGATTTCAGTACATTCAGACATTAATTTTCACATTCCGTTTTGATATGGATAAGTTCATTCGACCAACCGTTAAATGTATATTCATCTGCTTCGGAATCTAATATAAAGGAGGGGTCTAATAGGGAACCGTTAGGTTCCCCTAGTGCGTTAAAAATAAATAATAAAAAGAAAGAAACAATATAATCATAACCAAATATTTTACATAAACAGATTATGGAAAATATCAATAATATATTGGAACGCGAAACAATAGCTGATGATATTAAAAAAATTCTCTTATCGTTCGATGAAAACTGCAAAAATATCACATTTAAACGTGGAATATACATTTATGGTTCTCCAGGATGTGGTAAAACTCATTTTATTATAAATTTATTAAAGGAATTGGATTATGATATTATAAAATATGATGCAGGTGATGTGCGAAACAAAGCGTTAATTGATACGATTACAAGTAATAATGTATCTAATCGCAATGTTCTCCAAATGATGACAAAAAAAGTGAAAAAACTTGCGATAGTAATGGATGAAATCGATGGGATGAATAATGGTGACAAGGGAGGGATTACTGCACTCATAAAAATAATACGTCAAAAAAAGACCAAAAAACAGCGACTAGAGAGTATCACAATGAACCCCATCATATGTATTGGGAACTATTATATCGATAAAAAAATAAAGGAATTGATGAAAGTATGCAATACGTTCGAACTAAAAACCCCCATCCCTTTACAAATGAAAGAAGTTCTTAATAAAATTATACCGACCATAAGAAACAAACCAGACAGCTATGAAACCACAGTATTGAATTACATTCAAGGAGATATGCGAAAATTAATGTTTGTAAAAGACATTTTCGGGGATGCAAAACGTGAGGAACTGTTGACCGAAGAAAAAATAAAGCAGATATTTTGTAACAAGTCATACAACGAAGATTCTAAAAAAATCACACAACTGCTTATCAACCAACCAGCTAAAATAGAGCAACATAACAAGTTTATGAACGAAACCGACAGAACGATTGTAGCATTATTATGGCACGAGAACATTGTTGATACGATACAGAATAAGGACATCAACCAATCTTTTCCCTTTTACTCACGAATATTGAAAAATATGTGCTACGCGGACTACATTGATCGAATCACTTTTCAAAACCAAATATGGCAATTCAATGAAATGAGTTCACTAATGAAGACGTTCTATAGTAACAAAGTATACCACGATACCTTTCCAGAGAATCGAAATCTATTTAAACCAAATGAGGTAAGATTTACCAAAGTTCTCACCAAGTATTCTACAGAATACAACAATATGTTATTTATTTATAATTTATGCCAAAAATTAGATATGGACAAGCGTGACTTAATCGCAATGTTTCAAGAACTAAGACTCCGAAACGGTGGGGACTTTAGTAATAAAACAGATAAATTGGTAGAGATTGAAAAAATGTTTGAAAATTATAATATTACCAAGCTGGATATTAAACGAATTTATAGATATTTAGATAAAAATATTAAGAAGGATATTGTTGTAGGTGACGATGACGATGACGATGACGATTTCTAGAAACAAAGTGAAGAAAGGGTAATTATTTCCGAAACGATTTTATAAAGTTCTCCATTATCGCGCATTTCTGGTAGGTTAAGATTGTCAACAAGAGTTAAATGAACATTGGGAAAATCGGCAATATGTTCACATTGAGAAATATGATGATGATCGTCTTTGTTCAATATGCTTGGATTCCCATAAATATAATATTGTGTCGAATGAGTCATATAATTACGTAGATCTAGATAAGAGCTGTCCATTTCACGACCATTCTCATAGGGTCTAAGCCTGGTTTGAGGAATAAATGCCAATATTGAAGTAACCTTTAATAGAGATCCGAACAATATAGCAGCATAACCACCAGCTGATACTCCTACAAACAAAACACTATTATAATCCCGAATTATAGTTTGTAAGTAATTACGAGTTTCTTCAACGTTCGTAGAGAACCCTGCAATTCCTTGGTGATACCAATTTTGATGTAAATCAATGTAAAAATATTTATCATATTGAGGAAATGTTTGATGTAGAAATCTCAAAAATTCAAATGGCGGTGTTCCAGCAAATTGCTTGGAAATTCCCCCAAATGAAATTATTACTAAATCTTTGTTACCATTTCCATTTAAAACATAGACACTTGATTCTGTCATATTATATTATCCAATAAATTAAAATAATATAATATCTTTGCAAATCATTAATCTTCTGCAGATACAGTGATTTCAGGATCGCTCTTTGATTTCATTAATCTTCTGCAGATACAGTGATTTCAGGATCGCTCTTTGATTTCATTGCCAAACTATCATTATCATCGGTCTGAATCGGGATACGAGTAAAAGAGGAAGGGGGTGACGATAAAGTTCTATTAGATTGCAATAGCTGTATTTCCCTATTTTTATCTATTAAATTTTTCTGAAGCATATTAACTAGCAGTTCGAGGTCGTGAATTTTATTCAAAGCAGCATCCTCATCTGATCCAATCTTTTGATTTAAGCTCCTAATTGTATTATTCTTTTCCACCAATTGTGTCTGCAAGATAGTAATCATACTCTGAGAACCAACACTATTATTTTGATTTACAGGGGCTGTTTTGGATAATTCACGTATTGTCTTGGTCTTTTCAATGAGCTGCTTTTGCAACATTGTAATTACATTTTGAGACTCGCTAATATTCTCTGGTTCAGCAGGCACAACTACATTCTTCTCCAATTGTCGAATAACCTTTGTTTTTTCAATCAATTGCTTTTGTAATGTAACAATCATATCTTCCAATCTTATTATGGAGGCATTAGAATCACTAGAATCACCAACATCTTCTGATCTCTGTCCATTTGATATTTCCCGAATAGTCCGTGTTTTTTCCACCAATTGCTTTTGCAACATCATAATTGCATTATTAGATTCTTCGCATTTCTGTGATAATTGTTGGATATGCTGTTGTTGTTGTTGTATTAACTCTACAATCTGTTGATTACTAAGAACCGTAGGAGGCTGTCCAGGTTGTTGCAACATAATTTGCCCATTAGATTGCATTTTCGCCATTTCTTCTTTCACCATTTGATCACGTTTTTCTTCAATCTCCTTGATTTGTTTGAGAACATCGGGTTTCATCTTAGGATCGCCTGGTTCATAATTCTCTAGAAGGCCATCAATGTCCCTCATAAAAAAGTCGAAAATATTTTTTTCTGAAGGATTGCGAATGAACATATCCACGGTTTTGTCACATTCTCTAAAAAAATCGGGGTGAGGATTGTCCAACATCTTACGTTTATCAAATGTGTTATGATTATGTGAGAATACCAAGATAGACTTCATAGGATCTAATTGTACAAACGGGATCGTATAATCTTTTAAGAATGCACGCTCTTCTGCTACCGCTGCGTGTTCCTCATATTTAGTTATTTTTAATAGGTCGGTTCTGAAAGCAAACGTCCCCGCAGTAGCGTGATTTGGATTGTATGGACCACATTTATACATTTTTTGGATATGTTTGAAATAAATATAAATCTCACTCGACCCTGCTGCCATAGCTTGGGGATTTGCTTGTAATTTATCCACCGCATCTTCAATGCGCTCGGGAGGATAATAGTCGTCATCATCCATATAGACAATGATAGTTCCACGAACAAAACGGTGCATATAGTTACGTTTGGCACCTAATGTCATTTTCTCATTTACTTCAAAATAACGTATTTGGGGAATATTTGAACCCTCGATCAAATCCCGGATTTTGTCGGTACCATCATCTACAATAATCCATTCGATACGATTCTTAGGATATGTTTGATTGCGAAAACACTCGAACATATTCTCAATGAAGGGACGCCTATTAAATGTAGGGGTACAAACAGAAATAAAAGGCAATTTATTTTCCTGTTTTTTCTTTTGAGGCGCCATTGTAGGTCTTTTATTGGATAGACATATTTTGTTTTATATGGTTTTTACGAATTTGAATATTCCTCCGTTAAATTCCTGAATATCTAGAGAAAAAGGAATCCTCTTGACGAATTATAATAGTCCACTCGCCTTATTTTGTTGATTTCTATAATGCGAAACTGCAATATATAATGGTACAAATGCGCTATTATGAATATTAAAAAACTCTTCATACTCTGCTAAAGCCGAATCATTGTTGTAGAATCGATATGGAACTATTTGAGAGCTGTATGATAATAACATCAATCCATTGTCAGGGTTATTCGGTGGATTAACAATGCTATTAAACGATGCCTTATTAGATAAGAAATCATTGTCAGGATTTGCTACAGTAATTGTTTTAACATTCGTATGTTTGTTATCATCATTTATTTGAATCATATTGGTGCGTGCCATAAATTTATATAGTACAGAATTCATATCTTCACTACCCTGTTCCACATTTGTATAATTAGTTAAATCATAGCAATTATCGACTGTACTACTGCAAGCTGTATGATTTCTATAATTAGGAAAAATAGTCTTATCAATGGATATTATTACTTTTCCCATAACGTCTTTCAATAAAGTATTCTTTGTGACTTTGCCCGCTTTCTTAATGTGTTTATTTGCTTTTGCATTCGTGAATATGGTTTCTGATTTGGAATCTGTATATATCTTATCTTTTATTGTGCTATCAATGGATGCAGCTACCGCCTCGTAGATACTTGGATCACTGGACTTTATTCGTAAATTAATAAACAGGGGGTCGCCATAATTAGGACAAGGCGATGAAAACGCGTTAGACACAGCTGCCGATAAAACGTTATCTAGTAAAATACTGTTTTCCGATGTCAATAATGCGAAATGAGGATCTACTGAAGTAGATACTACCGGCTTCAAAATTGGAACCGCAATTTCCGATGTAGTTCCCGATTTTTTCTTACTGTCATCTTCCATATAAAATACTTCAAAATCTAGAAATCTAACTCCACGATGAATAATATACTGTAACATATCTAAGTTGATATAATTGCCACTGCAGGCACTGTTATAGGATGCCTTTATACAGAATTCTTTCAATGGTAGATTACGAGTATCATTGCTTGCATTCTGTATAGTTATATCCGAAGCAATCTCGGATTTACACAGGTCTTTATCTTCCGCAGATAACGTAAGACTTGACAACATACTACTTTTACATTTTGCAGAATTTCCGTTAGAGAATCCCTCTTTATTGAATTGAGCCGTTAAATTTATACGAACAATGATCAAACGCCATAAAATTATAGTAAAGAGTAAAATGGTGATAAATATTAATATTTTTTTAATAATTGTCATATATAATTATATATTCTATAGATAAACTTATATGTAAATTTTTTATATTATATGGATATATAAAGGGTCAAATGCCAGGAGGTTTACTAAACATCGTATCAGTAGGAAATAACAATTTATTTTTAACAGGCAATCCTAGTAAAACATTCTTTAAAACTACTTATGTAAAATATAGCAATTTTGGATTACAAAAATTTAGAATTGATTATGACGGTTTAAGAGAACTTCGACTAACTGATGACTCGGTATTCACGTTCAAAATACCGCGTTATGCAGAATTATTAATGGATACATATGTGGTAGTAACATTACCTAATATATGGAGTCCCGTGTATCATCCGTGTTCAGATACGAATTTGAATTGGGTACCCTACGAGTTTAAATGGATTCGAAAATTAGGTATAAATATGATAAAGGAAATAACTATCACTTGTGGATCCGTTACGATACAAAAATACACTGGACAATACTTGGATGCAATGGTAGAACGTGACTTTTCTGAAGAGAAGAAGGATTTATACAATAAAATGATCGGAAATGTTCCTGAATTAAATAATCCATCCAACTCATTTAATCGATTCGATGTATATCCAAATGCTACTTGGGACCCAACTGGTGTAGGAGCGGAACCATCGATCCGTGGGCGCACACTATATATACCTATTAATACTTGGTTTACATTAAATGCTAGCTGTGCTTTTCCTCTCATATCTCTGCAATATAATGAATTAGTTGTTACTGTAACTATGCGGCCCATCCAAGAACTTTTCACGGTTCGTGATGTATTTGACAATCAATACGATAATCCATATGTCCAACCAGATTTTACACGATCGCAATTCAATATGTATCGTTATTTGCAAACACCACCTTCACTCGATATATCTCCAGAAAACTACTCGACTACCATACAAACTTGGAATGCTGACATACATTTACTATCAACCTATTGTTTTTTATCAAAGGACGAATCCGCGCGTTTTGCATTAGAAGACCAGCTGTATTTAGTAAAAGATGTATTTGATCATACATTTTATAACATAACTGGTACATCAAAACAACGTGTATATTCAAATGGAATGGTTGCGAATTGGATGTGGTATTTACAGAGAGACGATGCTTATATGCGAAACGAATGGACAAACTATACGAATTGGCCATACGACTATTTACCGTCTAATATTTCTTTAGCTACTATGAACGATCCAGGAATAATGATAAAGAACTTCAACAATAAAGGAACTGATGTTAGTTTTAGTCTGGCAGTAAGTCCCAATGGAGAACTCACTACTGGGTTTAACGTTACAGGGCCATTCCGTCCAGAAAATCAAAAGGAGATTTTAAATACAATGGCGATTGTGTTTAATGGAGATTATCGCGAAAACGTGTTAACTAGTGGTGTCTATAATTACGTAGAGAAATATACAAGGACCAAAGGCAATGCTGCAGAAGGGATATATTGCTATAATTTCGGGTTAAATACTAGCCCTTTTGAGATGCAACCATCTGGAGCAATCAATATGAGCAATTTTAAGACGATTGAAATGGAAATTTCTACATTTCGACCACCAATTGATTTATCAAATTCGAGCTTTGATGTAATATGTGATGTTTGTGGTAATCCATTAGGTGTTCGAAAAACGAATTTTAAGTTGTATAGTTATAATTATAATTTGCATTTATTCGAAGAGCGATATAATATATTATCGTTTATTGGTGGTAACTGTGGTATGATGTACTCGCGATAATAAATCATAAAATAGTTTAGTCATATATAGTATATATCACGAAGCATATATTATTCAATGGAAGAAAACAATTTTCAAACATTGAATATAAAACATAAAATTAAAAAAATAAACAAAAAGCGGCGTAATATACAGAACATAGAGCCACTAGAAACATTAAGTAATATTCCAGATAGTACGGTGGAGGGTATGCAAACCATCCAAGACAGTGATTATGAAGGATTGGATGATGTAATTAGTCAAGGGTTAAATGAAGAATCCGTTTTTGCCCGTGAATTAACTAATATAATCAACCGAATTTATATTTCATTAATAACATTTAATTGTTTAATTGCGTTCTCTATTGCAAATAGTACTAGAAAATCTAGACCTGATACAGAAGGTTGTGGCGGCGATATTCCTTATACAGAGGAATATACTGATCCCAAAACAGGTAAAAAAAAGAAACGGGCTGTGATTGATTGGGAATATATAACATCTATTATAGAAATAGATTATGGATCAGTTAAATATGGTCAAGTAGTTAATATGTCTCCTATTACCGGTGGAAATGAGAACTTAGATCCTGGATTAGTAAGTGACGCCAATGCAATATATCGTTACGTATGTCTATTTGAATCCGTCATATCTACATTTCTATTTACATTTGTCTGGTTTTATATTATTTTTTACTCGTATTCAAATGATATTACAAACGAATCCTATTTTAATTTATTAAATCGAGAACATTTGAGGACTAGCACCAACGTTTTTGTAAAAATAGCATTATTTGTGTTCGAATTCGCCATTGCCGTCTTTGAAGATATGCGGTGGTTTTTCGAGAAAAAGTTTCCAGAATATGCGCTGTTTTTTAACAGGCCCTTTTGTTTTCTTGTTTTGTTCTTTTTAATACTTCAATTGAATCATAAGTATCTATCTTATTTAAAAGACTTATTAATAGATATATTACATACAAATTACCAGAACATTTTCGTTGTTGTTCTATACTTAGTTGTAATCTACGAATTTATTAAATTTTGGATTTATGGTTCTGTGTCTACTGCGAAAAAGGCAGAATCCGAGAATCCGGTTGACCAGGCACAATTTTTGATGTCGATTTTTGTAAAAGTATTGCCTCTTTATTTAAATCCATTTTCATCTATACCTATTGCCTTTTATAAAGCGGTAAAAGAAGTATTACGATTGGTCATTGCCCTAGCTGTTTCAGTACCATTTGGAGCATTACTATGTGTAACCTATTTTATGTATATATCATTGGTATTTCCATTTTTAAAAATCATACCTGATTTTGGAAAAAGTTTCGTGCAGAATATATATAATTTTATTAAATCAGAAGGGGAGTTTTCGAACAAAGATCCTTGTGATATTCCAATGACTTCGATAGAAAAGTTAGGCAGTACTATGAAAGATATGTTTGCAAATTTATGTATAACTATTTTTAATGTTTTACCTTATTTGGTATTTATTATATTTGCTGCGTATTTCATACGAATCCATTTGTTAGATGAGTTTCAATGTCCAGGCACAACCAAATTTCTGCAGGGAATTAATATTACAATACTCGCAATAGGGATCCTAGGATTGGCGTGGCATTTCTTTAATGTGTCGAAAATTCTTACAGAGAAAGGAAATGTGGGATTATTTGCATTTTTTGTTGTGCCTCCAATGTCTCAAACTTTAGGATTAATTGCAGGAATTATTTCTATTACTCCAGTATTAATATTAGTGTCATTATTTATATTTGCGGTATATAATATTAAATCGCTTGTTAATAAAGGTAATGCAAAGATGAAAAGTATGAAAAGTAAAGTAAAAGAGAAGGCAGAAAAAGCAAAGAATAAAATAAGTGATTTGAAAAATTAGTCCTACTCAATTACATAAAAATCACGTATGCGGAGGAATATTTATACATATATTATAATAGTATATGCATAAATTCAAAACGAGAAAACAACGAAAAAATAAATTTAAATATGCGTCTAAGATTTGCAATGAAGATATGTCATTCAGTGAATGTGAATTAGCCATTTTACGAAATGCTATTGACGAATCGGAAGAATTAAAGGGGCGAAAAATTACAAATGATGAAGAGGTCCAACGAATGCTTGGTATTGTCGAACAATTTATTATTGAAAAAAAGCTGCTACTTTATGGAGGAACCGCGATTAACAATATATTGCCCAAATTTGCCCAATTTTATAATCGAGATATTGAAGTTCCTGATTATGATTTTTATTCCCCTGATGCATTGAACGATGCCAAAGAATTGGCCGATATATTTTACAAAGAAGGATATCTAGAAGTCGAAGCAAAAGCTGGTATGCATATGGGAACATTCAAGGTATATGTAAATTTTATTTCTATAGCCGATATTACCCAAATGCACCAACAATTGTACAAAACATTGTTGAAAGATTCCATTGTAATCGCTGAAATACATTATACCCCCCCGAATTATTTACGTATGTCGATGTATTTAGAACTATCGCGTCCAAGTGGAGATATTTCAAGGTGGGAAAAAATATTTAAAAGATTGGCCCTATTAAACAAATATTATCCATTTAAAACAGGCGACGAATGTCAAACGATTGATTTTCATAAAGAACGCGGTGCTTATGGTGATAAAAACGAAGAACTCTACGTAGAAACCCGTGAATGTTTTATTAATCAGGGGGTAGTATTCTTTGGTGGATACGCATCGAGCCTTTATTCGAGATATATGCCAAAGGAGAAAAAATTATTGCTGCGTAAATATCCAGATTTCGATGTTCTCTCAGATGAACCTGACAAATGCGCACTAATTTTAAAAGAACATTTACATCGACTCAAGTTTAAAAAAATTGCTATAATAAAGCACGATTCGATCGGAGAAATCATCCCTTATCATATTGAAATAAAAGTAGAAAACAAGACGATTGCGTTTATTTATAAACCGATTGCGTGTCATAGCTACAATAAAATTATTATTAAAGACAAGGAGATTAATATAGCAACCATAGATACCATATTAGCGTTTTACTTGAGTTTCTGGTATTCTGACCTGGATTATTATGACAAAAATAGACTGTTATGTTTAGCAAATTTTTTGTTTGAGATTGAGCAGCATAATCGTCTAGAACATAGGGGGATATTAAAGCGGTTTTCCATAAACTGTTATGGAAAGCAAATGACGTTGGAAGATATACGATCGGAAAAGGCCCAAAAATATCGCGAATTGGTAAGGAATAGAAAAGGTAAGGAATATGAAATGTGGTTTTTAAAATATTCACCACACTCAAAGGGTAATAAAGAGGGTAAGGGGATTACAGATACGGAGATTGAAAAAAGTATTCAAATATTGGAAGAAAATAAGAAGAAAGAGGAGGAAAATGTAGAAAATCCTGTAAAGCGTGAAAAAAAATTCATTGAACGGTTTATAGGTTCTATTCGAAGACAAAAACACTCAAAAAGGTCATCGTCGTCGAATTCGAGTAGTAACAAAATACTTCGAATGTTTCAAATGAATTCAAAAACAAGAAAGAATCGATCAAGTGAGTTTCTATTTTAGTGGATAACAAAAAAAAGTAATTTAGAGATAAATTTTATTACTCTAGTATAAGATGGAAACAAATAAATCTGAAATCGAAAATTGTGGTTATTCTTGTACGAAATGTAAATACAACACAAAGCAAAAGTATAACTATGATAAACATTTATTAACCGAAAAACATAAAAAAAAAACTACGGAATATTTTTCAGATAATGGTCCCCCAATAATTAAATCAGTAAGCCGTTGCGAAACAATACCGGAGGATTCTGGAGAAAATTACAAGGAATTATTTGAAAAACAACAACAAAGATCCGAAATTTTACAAAAACAGGTCGATGAAGTAAAAGAGAATAATAGTATGCTTATTACAAAAATGCTAGAATTAACCGAGAAATACCTCAATTTACAAAATGAACAGAGCAAAACGATGAATAATGTAACTAATAATACATTTAATAACAATCAAACGTACAATATTAATATTTATTTTAATAAAGGTTTGGTAGAAATACAAAGTAATGTGATCAATCCCGATACCAATACTACCTTGGAATTTAATGAATCCATACCTATGGAATTATTCACCTCCAAATTTTTTATAAAGGACGAATAATACCCCCTCGTTTTACAATTGTAGCATTTTAATTACAATTGTAATATTTTTGTCTTACCATATATGCTTTAGAAATATAATATTTTTAGAAATATATAGACAAAGTCTATGCCAAAAGATCGTAGACGCTCAGATCGCACTCGGGATAGAAAAGATAAGTATGACTTATTTGGTGGGTTTAAAAAGGATAGAAAGGATTATAAAGATAAAAAAGGCGGAGACAAGAGAACACGTCGAAGGGATCGTAAGCGGGGAGGGAAACGCTCTTCCAAAAGAAGATATGATCGTTAAAATTCGCTTAAAATACTCGTCATTTTCATCGTAGTATAATAAATACTTCCAAAAATGATACTTTTTAATAAAAGTCCCTTAATATTAAAATGTCCATCGGAATTGTAAATAGACAAAAACGAGAATCTTTTAAAAAACATATTTACTAAAGGAAGCTGGAAAAAGAAGAACAATATGGCAATAAATATTGGTGTTTGAAGTTCATTTAATAAGATGTCTAGTTTCCTTTCGCGTCGATTTTTTGCCTCATATTCTTTCAAATTATGATCGGTCATATCTTCGTGCTTCCGGACATAGTCTTCCTCGAAACGAACACGGGGAATATAATTTGGTTTTATTTCATCATCGTGGGTATGAGATAAAGTATCTCTTGGTATATCCCGTGATGGCAGACGTTGGCGCTGCATTTGCATCAATTGTTCTTCGGAAAAATAGGGCATTTGGGGGTTTTGAACATCCGGTTGTTGAGGAGGAGGCATAATGGGATTCTGGGTAGAAACTCCGTAAGGATTTGGGTGAACATTAATCGGCATATATCCTGATGGAGTTCCTGTGTTTACCGGATTCATTTGTTGGGTTGGAGGTGTAGGTAGGGATGGACTATAAATATTACTTTGTTCGGGAAGATCAGAAATACGGGTAATACTTTCCATTATTGTTTATCTAAATATTATTTTTACAGAAAGAGAACCTATAGAACCTCCTTACTAGATATATCTATGACACGTTTGCTTGGATCACATTTGCTAGGCTGCATTTTATAACTATAGCATTTTTCGCCATATTTATATATTTTCCCATCGATTTCGCTCAATACTGGACCATTAAATATAATACAGTTCTTGTCCTTGCATACCTTACTGAATAGTGTGGCTAAACCTAATCCTAGCAATGCGGAAATCACAATGCGACCTGTTTCCGAATTGATGAGCTTTTTTAAATTAGGTTGATGAAACATTGATACTATATAATAAAACATCATTATTATTATTACAACACCAATAATGGAAAATTGAAATAAATTCCGACAAAATTCCTAACATCAATCCATAGTTTCAGATTTATTCTGTTATTTGTAAAATTCAAAGTTCAAAGAGAAAGCGATGGGTCTACCGAAAATTATTCCGCAGTTGAGCGAGGTAGCTATCGGCATCATTTCTTGTCCGATATCACAAGAAATAATGCAGGATCCGGTATGCACACCTAGCGGAGATACGTTCGAACGTAGTGAAATTGTCAAATGGATCAATAACAAACATACTTGTCCTCTTACTCGACAACCATTGCAATTGAAGGATTTAGTTCCAAACAAATCGTTAAAGAATACGATTGATGGTTATATTCAGTCTGGGCGATTACCACCATTCCCCCAAAAAACAAAGGAATCAAGTGGTCCTACGACCCGATCCTCATTTGTGAATATAACCACAGTCAGATTGAATTCCAATGTCAGAATACCCTCAAATGTTAGATTGCCTAGCATTGGATCATCATTCAATGCAGGTCCATTGGCTCCTGTAGATTTGCCATCCAACCCCAATTTCGATTTCATTCCAAGTGAACATACGAGGTATATGGTGTCTACTGCTTACAAGGCAGTCCAAGATATGGGCGAATGGGATTTCATTCGGAGGTACGATCCGAACCCGGATCTTGGTTATATCTCAGATCCGAACGTTCGGATTAATGCAATTGAAAGTCGTATTGATCAGGAATATCAAGGTGGTCATTCAGGAGCATCGATGGGTGCGACGATGAGAGCCATTCAATTCATTGCTAAAAATGGGTTGAATGCATTTATACAAACATATCAATAAAGAATGAAGGCTATCCTTGCATAGGGACCGTGGTTATCTTGCTAGTATCTACAGGACATTTACTTTCGCTTTGTTGGAACGAAAAACACGTATCAGTTTTGTCTTTATATTGAACGATATCCACATTCTCTGGAGTAGGATAAACATAAATTTTGCGCATATCAGGAGCAGTCATATAAACTGCGAATAATCCAAACGCTAAACTAATGAGAAAAATTTTGAAATTAATATATTTAAACAAACCCATTTTTTATATTATAAAAAGAAATTTATTTACTTCTTTCCCTTCTTCTTCTTGTTCTTTTTAGGTGGTTGTTGTACATTTTTATTGGCTTCCTCCTGTGCAATCTCCTTTAATAGGTCGGGATGGACAAATGATTTCTCTTGGGCTTCTTCCCCCTCTAGTTTAAATACCATATTAGAAGGATTGCTGCTATTCGTTTCTAACGAATACTTAGTAGCCATCTGTTGTTGGATCTCTACACGTTTTCGTATTTCTTCTCTTCTGCGTTCGTCTTCTTCCAATTTCTGTTGTTTCTTTAGTTCGATTTTGGATCGCATACGATCCTTAGTAGACGTCATACTCGTCATACGTTCTAAAGCATTGGTATCCATTTTCATATTTTTCCCCATAGCACCCATATTTTTTGCCATATTTTTGAACATTTCGTTGAATTGATCTTTTCCACCCATTTCCTTCATTTTCTCCATCATTTCAGTTGCCTCTTTCATCAATTCTTCGCGAGAAATATCGCCATTCTTCATTTTACTATCTAGCTTACTTCCTACAGTTTTCATCATATCCATCACCTTTTTAGGGTCCTTCATCAATTTCTTAATAATGTCCTGGGGATTCTTAATATCCTCACCGTCATTACCTAATAAATCCGAGAACTCCTCGGATATTTCTTCGGCCATTTCCTTGGCCATTTTGCCAATCTTTCCTTCAAAGAGTCCTTTCAGATGTTCTTGAACCTTGCCAATATCGGGCATTCCCATCCCCTCCATATTCTTCTTAAATTCATCAAAAGGATCCTTACCTGATTCTGTACCAGGTTCGGATTTAGTTGTTGGTCCCTTTGGGACCTGACCAGAAAACATATCTTTGAACGTGTCTTGCATATTTTCAAAATCAGCTGGTGGCATTTCTTCACCGCCCATCATATTTTGCATATTCTTGAAAAAGTCAGTAATCCCTTCCATTGTCTCGTTTAGTTTTTCGTGCAATTCTCCTTCACCAAGACCTTCAAACATATTGGCAGCATCACCAAACATTGTTTTGTCCTTGATTCCACCTACTATGGTAAACAAAATCAACTGTAAATACTTCCATATCGTTTTCTTGGTTTTTTCACTGACATCCTCGCAAGAAAAAAGCAGCTTGAAACTAACATTCGGAAGAAAATCGACATTGGTATCGTCGTTCGGTCCAAAGATTTCCTCTTTTTGATATAAGATGTCGAAAAAGCGCTCGGGATAGACTTTGACACAGAATTGGAAGAGCTCTTCTACCTCCGAATCAGGGAGGTCGGGATTCCGCCATTTTTCCCATAAATATGCGTATTCTGAGAATGTTACAGTTAAATCATTGGTAAAGTCGTTAATAATAGTTCGAAAGTTCTCGGGTATGGGCGATTTTTCCATTATTAAATATACTAATGAGTTACATTTTTTTATTTAGTTTCTAACTTAATTGTAATTAGTAGTAATGACGACGAAAAACAAAACCCTATTTGTCTATAATCTATGGTGGGCATTTGGTTCTCATCTTCTCCATATAAAATGGGCTAAAATACACGCAATTAAGAACGATTATAATTTCTTTTATAGATACAACGTGAATCGAATTTTTCCTAATAAAACGATCGAGTATTACTTTGAACCGATTTCTACCGTAGCCGAGGCTGATCTAGGACCGGAAGATTTAGTTCAGTATTTGTTAATATGGAAAGATCTTGATCCGAGTGAGCGATACGCTTACAAACCCGAATCGTTTGGCACCGTCGAAGAATTTCATCAATCTGTAATGCAGGAGTTCTATCGACCGAATCAATATGTCCTGAAAATTATCGATAATAATGCAACTGTACAGGTTCTCCGTGCCAACAAACGCCCATATATTGGAGTACATATTCGATTAGGGGACAAAGTCAATGGACCTGAAAAGGAAACCGAATATATCGATTTGAATATTTATATGAATCATTGCATACAAATTCGGGAGACTACGGGTATCAATACAATAGCTATATGTAGTGATACGAATGAGGGTTTGGATATTATGAGAGGGTACAATGACCAGTTAGGTGAATCCGGATATCCGCGATTTGAAATGTTATGGAACAAAGACGAACAACGATGCAAGAATACGTGGACGGATTCAGTAACACACCGGGCCAATTGCAATGTGATTTCTATTGACGAATTAGAAAAGGAATATATTACGTGTTTTATTAATTTTCAATTATTATTAGAAGCTGATATATTAGTCGGTAATTTTGACAGTGGTTTTATCTTGGCCGCAGTGGAATACAGAAACAATGGGAAAGACATCAATGTCAATACTCTCAATCCTCCAAAATGGGGAATTGCCAATCAATCCGGATGGTAAATCTTGCAATGTTATTCGTCATATTGACTGTGTAAAGTCACATCATTGAATGTATTTACCATTGTCTGACTTGCGAAACAGGTTGTCGTATTGTTACTAATAGTATAATCATCTAGATCAGTATTTCGATCTCGTGACCTTGCCCTTGCCCTACGAATTACAATATCGTTATAATCGATTGTTTTTCCAATATTATACGATCGATGTCTTCCTTGCGACGTCTGTCTAGCAGAAACATACATATTGCTATTCGCACTATCCAGTGATTTATTCGTAACATAAATGTCGTCGCAAAGCATTTTCAATAACCCATCATCTGTAAGATCGTTCTCTTTCATATATAACTGAATCTCTTTAAATAAGTCTTGGAGTTCCTTCTTGATATTTGGTCGATCATTCGGATCGTAATAATCCTGAAATAATTCGTTGCCGTCACTTGGTGATACATTTTTAGCTAAAAACATCAATTCCTGCACTTTATTACGATAAGCATATTTGGTTAGATCTGTTGGAATCGCTGCATTTGTTTCATTGTCTAACAATTGAGGTAATACATAAACGGTTTCAATTAAGGTAAATTCGTGTTCGGTGTCTGTTGATGAAATATTCTTACCAAACACTTGTATTTCCACTGATTCTTTGTTTTTGGTTTTCAATTGATAAAATTTATGACACTCGCTTGACAGGACGTTCTCATAAAGTACGGATGTCCATTTGTTCGTTTCGTAATTGTAAAGTTGTCCATTTACAATATGAAATTCGACATTTTGTAGTGCGCCGTAAAGAATGTTATGAATAGACTCGGCATATACGAGCGATGCGTTCTCCAAATTGTCTACAAAATAATATTCTGCGTTCCGACATTGGCTGAATTTGCGTAACATTTCCGAATTATGGTCTTTGCCAAACCCAATAAATATATTAGGGATCGATACGTTAATCTGCTGAACTAGAATCTTTGGACTCGTAATGCCAATGTTCGCATTTCCATCTGTCATAAAAATATGGACGTGTTGATGGGCAGGATATTTTTCTATGTTGTTACGGATATTTTTGTTTGCATTTTCCAATGCTATCTGAATGTTGGTACTATTATCTGGTACGAGATCTTCGATTTTATTTATGAGTTGATCAATCGATGATTTTGTCAATAGAATGTCGTTGATAATCGTTTCCACTTTTGTATTGAATGTATGTATTGTGATATACACGTTCGGATCTACATCCAGCAAATATTTCAACATACAAATCATTGTTTTTTGCATATAGACCATTTTACTCGGACATCCGTCAAATGACTCTGACATTGAGAGGGTAGTATCAATCGTAAAGACAAAATGGAACGGGACTTGTCGCATAGCGGTCTTCTTCAATGTAATGGTGAATAATCCGAATGCTTCCGATTGATCAACAATTATATTGCAAGGTAATGTGATATCACTGGAATGCACCTCAATATAGGTTTCATTGATAGGTCGGTCCATTTGAAGCTATAATTATTATAAAATTATTTTTATGTTATTTGGTAATAACATTTTACTCTTTCAATATTTAGATACGTATATTATATAGTTTATATGCCGTTAACATTTAGAACAAATGGTGCACAATACCAAAGTGCATCATATAGTAATTTGATACCAACTGCTATTGCAAATGTTATGGTGACATCGACAGTAGCAGGACAAGTTGTTGTCAATTGGTCAGGAGGGCTCGGAAATAATGTGAAATATACGTACTCGGTGTATAACAATACCGGATCGACCATTGTGAGTCCGACTGCGTATACTATTTCTGGTGCAAATCCGACCACGATTACAATGACAGATACTGCTGCAAATTCTTATAATGTAACTGTTACTGCAAATGTACTAGGCGGTAGTGGAAATGGCGTTTCTAACACAATATCGATATTATCAAAACCCGATGCTCCTACGATAGGAACCGCTACTGTTTCAGGAACCACTGCTGCAATATCATTTACTGCACCAAGTGGACCTATAACTGGATATACAGTAACGAGTAGTCCGGGAGGATTGACTGGTACAGGTATAAGTAGTCCAATCAATGTTTTAGGATTGACTGTTGGGTCATCATACACATTTACTGTTACTGCAACGAACGTCTCGGGAACATCTACTGAGTCTCCCCCTTCTAATAGTGTGACAGCAGTAGCTCCTGTATTATCTTTAACTGGAACATATTCATCTACTGCGATTTCAGGATATTCTTATGCATATACTTTCACAGGAAATGGAACAATTACGTTTCCATCTGCAAAAACTGTTCAAACTCTTATTGTAGGTGGGGGTGGTGGTGGAGGATATGGACCCAATTATTTTAATGCTGCTGGAGGGGGTGGAGGGGGGTCGGTTGGAATGGGTTCTTTAAATTTTTCTTCTGGAACTACTTATACTATATCAGTTGGTAATGGAGGTATTGGCGGTATGTATAGCGGTGGTATCAGTAGTAATAATGGTGTAAATAGTTCTATAGTAGGTACCGATATAAATGAAGTTGCAAGTGGTGGTGGATTTGGAAGTAATCAAAATCAGGGGTCATCACTTGTAGGAACAGGAGGTTCTGGTGGTGGAGGAGTTGGAGGTTGGGGTCAAACCGGATATGGTCTTGGATCTAATCTTACTGGTGCATTAACTTACTATTACCACAATGGTGGCCAAGGCTATAATGGAGGCGGGGGTGGAGGCGGAGCGGGTTTAGTTGGTTATTCAAGTACTGCTTCAAGTAATTCTGCAGGAGGTGGCGGTGGAGATGGAATCATATGGAGTATTAATAATAATTATTATGGTGGTGGGGGTGGTGGGGGTGGTGGTGGAAGTAGTTCAGGTCATGGGGCGGGAGGTGCTGGTGGTATTGGTGGAGGAGGTAAAGGTGGTGACGGATCTCTTGCTGTCGGCAACCCTGGGAAGCCTGCCACAGGAGTTGCGGGAACTGTAAATGCAGGTGGTGGTGGTGGTGGTGGCGCAGGTGGTGGTGGTACTGGGGGTGATGGTGGTGGTGGTGGTTCGGGAATAATTATTCTCGCTTGGAACTAATATTTTTCTCCTGCCCTGACATATAAAGTTCTAAAATAACAAGGGTTTTACTACAAATAATTATGTTATTATCCTATGAATAACATAATTTTACGCGAAAATATTTACTTGCGGCGGGTATTACGGTTCTTACGGCAATATTTGCGCTGAGTGCCCTTGGTCATTTTGCAACTACGTCTAGCACGCTTACACATTCGGCGAGTGCGGCCCTGGCACGGTTTCTTCAACGAGTAGGACATTATATATATTTATAAAGATAATAATATACTATAGTTATTATTGATGGATTATCATACCTCGTTCATTTTTACGAAACCCAAATATAATAAATGGCCTGCGCGTTTTTTTAGAGGAAAGGCCAAAGAATTCTCTCACGAGGATTCCTTCTATTATTTCCTGAAAAACAGTCAGATCGAGCTGTTAACTGATTCTTCCTCATTCGGTTTCGTCTACAAATGCACTTTCCAGAAACAACCGCAAAAATCCCCCTATTTTTATCTAAATGATAAAAAGGAATCGATCGATGTCACAGTAATTGTTCTTAAATGTTTACTTATGAATGATCGCACTATTGACGACATTGACGATGACCATTATTGGCAATATAAAAAGATATGCGGTAAGAGATCGAAACGCCATTTTGATATGAAGAATCGATTTATGGAAGAAGTGCGTATGCAGACCGAAATATCTAAATTAGGGGTTGTTGCGATGAATCGCAATGCGCCAGTTGTATTGTTTTCGAAAATATACGAACCCACTGATCATTATTCGATAACTACGTTAATAAAAAATAGGATGTTGAACGAACCACGAAATCGACCTTTTGAACAATTATGTGACGAATATTATTTCAAATGTAAAATCCCACTAGAGCCAGGTATGAATTATTATTTTGGTATCATTGCAATGGAGTATATCAAGCCTAGATACACACTCTTTAATAATATTATCAAACCGATCATTGTCGATGATATTTTGTTACGTCACGGATGCGAACATATTCATAAATACAATAGCACGAGATTGTCGGAAAAGTCGGATCGATTGCGATGGGCATACAATACCGGACGTTACGAAATAATAAGAATGGCGATTGATACCGGATATACCGAGGGAGATTATCATACTGATAATTTGTTGATGGACGAACACGGTCGAAAGGCGATATTGATCGATTTTGGTAAAGCAAAAAAGATAGCAAATGCCTCCGAACTCATTATTCTATGGAGACAACAAAAAAACATTAAAAGAATCCTGGAGTATATTTTTCACTCTACATTTGAAGACAATGAACGAGGTGATGAATTTAAATGGGTAAAGAATGTGGATACTAAGGACATCGAAATCATATTATACATACACCGACATCGTGAAGCTCTCGTAGAGAAACGGAGTTCAATTGCTTTATTAGAATTGATGGATGAGAAAACCACGTTTCAATAAATACTGACTAATGTTTATCCGTATATACTGCGCATCTCGACATACGTCATAGAACGGCCTGTTTTTTTTTGAATTCTTTCGTACCCATATTGATGATTTCGATAAAAGTATCCGGTGTTATTTTTGCGTTGGGACTCGCCAATAATTCATTTACTTTTCGTTGTCCATCTGCTTCTATCTTTTTCCTTAAAGCTTCTATTTCGCTACCGGTGGAAAGCTTATTTGACTCCTTATTATTGTCCATTATGGTAATTATTATTCAATTATATATACGTAATATAATCGAATTCAATTTTTATCTCAGTAAGATCAAATTGGTTTAAACATAGCAAGGGAGAACATCTAGATCCATTATTTTCGCATCTTTTACCGCTTTCTTCGCTAAAAATTGTTTGAAAAAGGGGAATTTCAATTGTTCTTGTGGCGTGTGTTTATGGCAACTTCTTGCAATCATCTTATATAATTTGAAATTGGGGTATCGTTCTTCACCATTACGCTTGTACAAAACATTCTTGTCCTCATCGTTTGTGCACCATCGATAGACCGTTTTTTGTAGCTCACTAAAGGAAGCAATAGTATCTGGTTCGTCATCGTCTATGATAAAATCATAGATAGAACAACCTAATCGAGTAAGATCAAAACTATAATTCGGATCTAGTCGCGGTTTTTTCTCGTTTAAGTAGGGCTCGGTATTGTATTGTGTAGAGGCATCTCCTCCATTTGCAAAACTATCACTGCAGAATAGGTTGCCATTGTATTTGTAAATGCTTCGACCGAAATCGATAATTTTAAATATTTTCCCATACGTAGGAACCTTGTAGATTTGCTTGTTGTATCGATAGTATATGAACGGTTTTTCGGTAGTGGAGAACATTATGTTGTTAGTATGTAGATCGTTGTGGGTAAAATGGAATGCTTTTTGGTAAACAATGAGGGTCATAATTACTTGAAAGAGGGCACTAGCTGCACATTTTTCATCCATCTGATTATTAACGAACAATTCGTCTAGGGTACCATCCCCTTTTTCTAAACATATGAGTTGAACCGGGAAATCTTTGATATAGGCACATTGATTGGACTCTTCAGATTCTTCAGACGCATCATCTACACTTGATTCGGTAATCCAGTCTTCGTCACCTTCTTCTTCATCTTGGTCGGTATCCGCACTATCATCAGATTCGTCATTGGATGTATCGTCAGACGAATCATCAGATTCCGCTCCTTTGACATTATTCATTTCCTTCTCATATACGGTTTGTTTTTCATCGATAACATCATCATCCATTTCAATTTCCTCTGCGTCAATCGTTATTGCAGTTACAGAGACATTGTGATCCGCGTCTGATATCTTCAGTTTTATTTTGTTCGATCGAGAACTCATATTGGTGTATTCATTGCTATTTAAGTTCATCATAAATGATTTATTCACGTTTTCCAAAAAATAGTCGGAGGTTTGTAGAAATTCGAGATCATCTGATACGTTTACTTTGAATACATTTTGTATTCCTAAAAATGATCCATAATAATCAAGACAATGTATTATCTCGTGCTGATGCATCAATTTACAAGCTAAAAAGCTGAAAAAATTGTCCACGTAAGATACATTATTTGGATCACGTATTTTTTCAATATCGGTTTCGCTATATGACAAATACGGATTAGGGAGAACATTGAGACCCGTATTTTTATGGTATTTCCCTGTCATATAACGATACGGATCGAGAAGAGGTGAATATTTGATAAATACGGGATTGGTCACTATGCATTGGTTCTCCAAGTCGTACAATTTGTTGTCACCTTGATATTGATATCTGTTATTTAAAATGATGCTGTCATAGTTCTTCTCATTCGTAGCGAAAAATGTGCTATAAATGGGGTTATAATTTTGTATTTTTTCTATTGAAAAGGGATTATAATTAAATTCCAGGTCTTCTGAGGTACGTATGTAACTATCTTCTAAAGTTATCCAATCGATTGTTTTGGCCTTAACATAGTTAATACAAAATTTAGGGGTATTCATTTAAATTGGATTTGTATAAGGGGGTTGTACATTTATTTTTTACAAGGAAAACGTGTGGTATTCCTATCTATTTATTATGAAATACTAAAATATACAGATTACGATTAATGACATTGGAATTGAAAAAATTTGATATGCGGTCCATTACATTCAAGGCCGATGAAAACAAAGGCCCTGTGGTGGTTCTCATTGGTCGACGTGATACAGGTAAGACGTTTTTAGTGCGTGATCTCCTATTTTATCATCAGGATATTCCTATTGGTACCGTGATTTCCGGGACAGAAGCGGGTAACGGGTTTTATGCTGCGCACGTACCTAAATTATTTATTCACGAAGAATATAATACGGTATTGATCGAGAACATTTTACGTCGTCAAAAAACGGTTTTGAAACAGGTAAATAAGGAGATTGAGACGTATAAGAAAAGTACGATTGACCCTCGCACCTTTGTTATTTTAGACGATTGTTTGTACGATCAGACGTGGACGCGCGATAAGATGATGCGACTCCTCTTTATGAATGGCAGGCATTGGAAGGTAATGCTCATCATCACGATGCAATATCCGCTCGGTATCCCGCCTAATCTTCGAACAAACATTGATTATGTGTTTATTTTGCGAGAACCTTATTTGACAAATCGCAAACGTATCTGGGAAAATTATGCATCAATGTTTCCTACGTTCGAAAGTTTCTGTGCAGTTATGGACCAAACAACGGAGAACTTTGAATGTTTGGTGATAAATAATAATTCCCATTCGAACAAACTCAATGATCAGATTTTCTGGTACAAAGCACAAGACCATCCTGCTTTCAAATTGGGATCCAAAGAATTCTGGGAAATAAGTAAGAATATGGGTTCGGATGACGAAGATGAAGCCTATGATCCAAGTAAAGGAAAAAAGAAACAAGGCCAAACGATCAATGTCAAGAAGACGAAATGGTAAATATTGATTAGAACTTTCGAAAATTTTTTATTGTTAATAAGGATTATAAATGTTTGCTCCCCAATCGGGGAGCAAAAAAATGAAGTATCTAAAAAAGGATATTAATAATCATAAAACGCAGTCTTCTACTGGAAAAAAGTTGAAAAGCGTTCCAAAAATGGTAATTTGCTGTTAGGCACTTGGAAAACGATCGAAAAATCTGCTGAAGTTGAAAAAATGAGTCGTAGTATTAAAAATAAGGTATTATTTAATGACGATTATTATTATTGCACATAATAGTCTTAGTAAAACCATCAATTATGTTAATGAAAATACTAACATAATTGTGTAAAGGAGGGATCATAAGGGAAACTTGGTTCCCTTAACTTACTCGAGTTGTCTCATTGCCTCTACCATATTCTGCCTCATTCTGTAAGGATATTCTTCATATACCTCTATATCTGGCCATCTGCATATTTTTTCATCCGGAAAATATTTGCAATAGTTCCGAACATTCGAAACAAATTGTTCCACACATAGATCCTGATCGTCAGATGCCTTACGTAAATCTTTGTGCATTTCTCGAGTCATTTTCAAATTGTTATCCACATAATAAGAATAATGTGGATGTTTCTGGGTGAATGTTCGATGCACATTTTTAAAATCGCGAAAACTGGATAATATTAACATTTTATGAACATCCTTCTGTGGAATCCGGGGAAGAGCGAGAAGCCAATATGGAATACGCATTATGATATATCACCATTTTATTTTTATATTACTATTTTACCTTATAATTAAATTTTGTTATTGTAAGTGATAAGGGTGTGAATACTTTTGATATTTATGTATTTTTGTATTTATTATAGGAGGTGATAAGTAGATTAATACTTTTGATATTTATGTATTTTTTTTATTTCTTATAGGAGTTGATAAGTAGATTAATACGTTTGATAAACTCTATATTTATGAGCGAAATTGGATAAGGTCCAATAAATTTTCTGTGATTGGTAAAACTCTAAAAAAAACGCGCTTTTGACCGATTCGGATAATTGTTGGTTATGGAAGATAGTATCATAATAATCAAATTTGGTTCTAGTTGTGAAAACGATTGGCGAGTTGACGAACATATCAAAATACATTGTTAAGATGATTTTTGAAAATGGATCATCATTCTCTTTTATGTGATTGCGTGCAGAAATTATTGCTACGATATCACAAAACAGTTTCATCTATAAAAACGATTATATACAAATAGACTACTTATTGATATAACCTGTAAAATTTTTATATCAATTATTTGAAACATCTAAGAAAATTCTAGTCTTCCTTATCCTCCTTATCCTTTTCTGAAATTTCTACAGAAATGTTTTCTTCTGATTGACTAGTTTCCAATGCATTTTTGAACAAAGTTTCATTGTATGTTTTGGCTGCATCCGTGTCTGCGACTTCGCGCTCCTCGAAATTAACAGTCTCCTTTACACCAGTCAAATTTCCCTCTTCATCAATTGTTTGCGTAAGTACATTACCACTCTGTCTTGCTAATCGAACATTCTCTTCAATTGCCTTACGCTTTGTCTCGAGAACCCGCTTCTCAAATTCTTCTTTAGCAAATGTCTCATTCTTGATCTTCTCTTGATGCAACTGATTCAATTCCTCCTCCAAGAACTGGACATTGCCAGTTTTGTACGCATCGGGATCCCAAGGAATCCAAATACCTACGGGCCCTACGAAGATGTCGTGGTTCGGGTCTTGTTTACGTAGTGCAATACACTTGTTCTGTGCCTCATCTTGGGTACTGTACGTACCGCGCACCTTTAGTCCACGCACAGATGTCTGGAACGAGTGTTCGCGATTGAACTGTTCATTGATCTTATCTTCATTCTTATCTATAAAATTCTTGTAATCGTCCTCTATACTCGATTTCTTCAATTTGGCTTCCTCTTCTTTAGTAAAATCTTTGAAATCGGCAACCACGTCGTCTGCCTTCAAATTATACTTATAAGAAATGAAGTGGATGAAATCCAGGTACCGTTCCATAGATTTAGTGAAGTCCCATTGTTTTACAAACTGATCAAACATATAGGTTTCACGCTTCTTTAGGATTTTTTCGGGAGAGACGAAAGAAATGCAACAAAACTTTTGACCAGCAATGGGAGAATCTTCGTCGCAAAGATCAATATATTTAGGATTCTTTTTCCCGGTAGAAAGCGTTTTTCTTTCAAAAGTATTGGGGTTTGCCATCTTTAGTACAATTCTAGGCAATATATTATTTAAGTGATTTCTGTATCATAATATATTCCATTATATTATATAGTATAAAATAGAAATGGCTGCCACGTTTGATTTTAACGAGCTTGTTAAGCGTGCTATTAAATATATTATTGAGGGTCTTGCTGTCGCTCTTGTGGCGCTTTTGATTCCCCGCAAGCAATTGAATGTTGAGGAGATTATTATTATTGCCCTTACTGCTGCCGCGGTTTTCTCCATCTTGGATGTGTTTATCCCCAGCGCTGGGGCAACCAGTCGTCAAGGTTTAGGTGCAGTTGTCGGCGCTAATTTGGTAGGAGGACTTCGTTTAGCGGCTTAAATCTGTAATTCATATTTAGCGTAAAAATACTAAAAATATTATATAGAATTTCTATATAATATTATACAATAATGAATAGTGTCGAGATTCCTACAGCTTGTCAATGGCGTGATTTGAACGAAAAAATGGTGAACCTTAACGTAAAGTACGAACAATGCAAGGCCCAATTGGAAAAATATACGAACAATGATCGCCATAAGCGCTATTACGAACAGAACAAGGATCGTGTCAAGGAGAACGCCAAGGCCTATTTAGACCGATTGAAAACCGAGAATCCTGATAAATTAAAAGAGTACCGTCACCGGGCTTATTTGAAGAGAAAAAAGGTGAAATCCACAGCTGTTACGGATATTCCTGCTAATTAAAAAATAATATATATATAATGAACGAGGTATCCTTTAAATGTTTGAATGGTCTAGGTGATAAATTGGTAGACTCCATAGGATTTTATGTGCTCTGCAAAATATTAAATTTTACACCTTATATAGAATTTAATAGCAGCATACATAATTACGATTGGGGGAACAATCGATACGACGAACGCTTGTTTCGATTTCCAGGATTGCAATTGACGGATCACAATTGTGCCAAATACATTGATTCATATAATCCGTCTGTGTCACTAAGCCCTTACAAAGTATACGAGCATTTATCCTCGAATTTAGAGAACTTTCAGAATTTCGAAGATTTTTCTTCTTATTATTCCCAATCTGCAAAAGAGATAATACAACCATCAGAAATGATTCTCTCGAATATACCATTGGGTATTGAAAACGCATACGGTATTCATTTGCGGAAATCGGACAAAGTAAAGAAAAATCATTGTGTTTCTCACGAAAATTCCATCAATGAATTTTCAATAATCATTAATAATCTTTTGAACGATGTTCAAGAAATAATCAACGAAGAAGAGAACCCTACATTTTTTATAGTCAGTGAGGATCATCAATGGAAAAATGATATTTCTAATAAGATACGCGGGATGTCTGACCATAAAAAAATAGAAATGATAGAAATCGATTATTCAGTAGGTGATGGATACGACAATTATAGTGCGGTTCTGGATATGTTCTCATTGTCTAAATGTAAAAAAATATTTCAGGGTGTTAAATATTCCACGTTCTCAATATTAGCAGCATTATTAGGAAATAACAAACTAATTAATTATTCGCATTGTTTACAAGATGATCGAGAATGTTTAATTTATGTTTGGAATTCAGTATTGGAAATTAACGGTAAAAAAATATTCGAAACCGAACCCTATCAATATTTTACAAGAGGGTGTCTCCAATTTTCTATACGCGATTCACAAGACTCTTGATCGATGCAACAAATGAATCTATCGAATAAACACTATTATCGATCTTTTTCATATGTTCGTGTGCATTTTTTAAACAGACAGGGTTCTCCAATAACACGTTAATATCGCCAGGATTCTCATAATAGAGCGGGTAATCTTTCCCTAATACCTCGACGACCGCAGGATGTCTGTTGACAAAGACCGGGGTATTCCGTACCACACATTCAATCAACGTATTCACTGCTGATCCATCTATCAAATTCAAAAACACCACATTATTAGTTAATAATTCATCATATGCGTTATTATCTACTGCTTCCATCACATCCATTCGTTTAATGATGTCGTCTAAATGATCGACCATATGTTTTACCCAATTGTTCTGCGGACTGGTTTGTGAGCAGAATTTTTCTCCACATTCTATGTTGTTTTCTACTGATGTCAATGCTTTTAATAATTTACTTCCGAATTGGTCGTAGGGATAATAATTATCCATACATTTTCCCTTTAATGCGACCTTTCGTATTCTATGTTCACTTGGTTCGCGTTCTCGTTTTAATATTTCACGAAGATTCAAGAAACATCCCTTTTTAGGTAAATCGACCAATTCGTTCTTCTTTACTAGAAATCTAGGACGCAGGTCTAGTTGAAAAAATGAAAAAATATTACGTAACCACCCACCAATGTTTATGAGTTTCTTGTCAGGGTTGTCTAAAAACGCCTGCATATCAAACCGGTGGACATTGATCTCTGTTGGATGAGCTAGATAATAGATAGGACACGAATTCAACTCACGTTCTCTGATTTCTTTTTCAAATTGGCATTTCAATGTCTTGGAGAGAACAATGATCCCTTTGCACGATGACATACTTTCCAGGAATTCGGGGCAATCTAACAATGTTTTGTTGTTATATTCGCTGAATGTTTCGTTAAATGTGTGGTGAATAACTCCTATCCAGGGGGTTCGGTACGGAATGACGCCTATCTGCTTGTAAATTTCGCGTTTCCAATGGAAGGTGCGATCCACATACAAATCCAGGAGGAGCGGTGCATTCGAATTGTTGAGGTGATTGATGTTCTCAAATACGTGAGCCCAACCAGATCGATGGGCACCAGATCGATCATTTTGATCAATATATCCAATATTGAACGGTCCATCGGGGTTTTCTGGAAGAGAAGACTTTATATCGCCATTTGTTTTGTGATGCTGTAGAACCCATTTCCATTCTTTTGCATATTCATAGGTAGGCGAGAACATTTTCTCCATTAACCCGTGGTGATACTTTGAATCAATTTGACCTGTTAAATAATAGTTTACCACACATACCGCCACATTCATAAGAGTCGGATCGGTCAATTTGCGGAAATCTTCGACATTGTGATCCTGTGCAAACACTTGTAATTTATTAAATAGTGTTGTAATTACTTCCTCTTCACCACCGCCCAATTTTTTGGAATAAAGAGGATTGCTGGTGAACTTGATGATATCGCTTTTTATGGGTGCAAGGGGGGAAATATAGTGATCAAACAAATCGACCTCTTTGTCAGGTGGAGGAGGGATAATATCGATTATCATAGGTTCAGATACTTTGGACGGAGAAAAAATCATAGATTCTATTGTTTCTCTATTATCTATATAACGTTGTTTGAAGTTCTCGAAATGGTTTTTCAACATTATTTTGCAGCGGGTATGGTGTCGGACACAATGCAAAAATGTTATCATCATTATTTTCGCATTGAACGAGAGTGGTAGATCCTTATCGTTCTTCTCAAACACATATTCGTAGGGCCACCCAATGTCGAGCAAAATATTCCGGATCTTTTTTGTTGTATAAATAGGGATCATTGGTACGGCTGAATTGATGCTGAACAGGGTGCCGTGAAAGCGCATAGGAAGCGACATATAAAAGAAGGGGTATAGGGATATAATTTCTGATAGGGATAATTCATAATTTATGTTCAAAATATTGTTATGATTCTTGATTTGTTGGAGAACGTCCTCGTTGATTAAAATGTCGTTTTCACAATTCATATCATCACTGCTGTCATTTGCAGTAGCCTTGGTATTGAAGGGGAGAAAGACCAAATAATATCCCTTTTTCGTGAGTTCTTCCAGGAATCGGGCAAGTTCTCGGACAATCGAATAATAATTTTCTTTGTATTTGGGATGATAAATATGCCGGCATAGGTTCACGTTAATGATCTTCTTGGTTTTATGAAGGCTATAGAGAGCACTGTACAATTTTTTGTAGGTATCATTGTTCGAAGGGCTCGGGCGGGGACTAGTAAGACTAGTAAAGTAAGAGGTAGGTGTAATGGTGGGTGCGACACAGGCGTCGGGTAAAAAACAGGAGGCATCGGGTAGATAAGAAATGCGTTTCTCATCAAAGAATTGGGAAAAAAGGGGTACGTCCTGCTTGGTTCGTAAATAGACGTGATCGAATATTTCGAGTTTCTTCAGGTTCTCTGGCTGGAGAAAAATGGAGTTATAGGGAATACCTACTGAAAAGGCAATGAGTTTGGGACGTCTCGATGCGTCTGTGAATTTTTTATTGATTTTATCCAAAAAGTAATTGTTGAGAACATCGCCACCACCTAACAAAACAACTGTATCGGGGAGAACTTTGTAGTCAGGGAGTTTATCACAATCTAGGAATTCGACAGATTTCGGTTTGTGATTGGGAAAATGAGTCAAAATGTGTTTAATGGACCATTTATATTGTTCGTCGCCTAAATTGTAATGATTGTAATAGCCGACCACGAGAACATTCATACTATTATTATATATGATATATAAAATAAAAATAATTATGTTATTTTATTAAGTAACATAATTGAGGGAAGGGGTAGCAGGGGAAACCTACGGACTAGCTTCGCTAATCCCTGCTAGATACTCGGTATATACAACCACCCCAAAGTATTACATACCTGCTGCCATATTTGGTCTTGGGCACGCTGCTTTTCCAAATCCTTGAGAAGCGGTATATAGGGCAAATACTGGGTTTGGTCCAAGAGAACACATAGCTGGTACAACGTATACGTATAGTTGAAAAAATTGGTACGATTTGCGGGGCAATGCATCGCCCACGGCTTCTGAATCTCAATAAAAAGCACACATAAGGTTTCGTGCAATTCTTCGTTCATAATCGGCGGTTTGATCCCAAAGAGCGAATTGATGTACTGGATATGTTCGAAATATTTATTGAAGCCTAATTTCCTCAAAATATCGCGCATTTTGTCGTAGGTGATCTGGGACATATCTTCGATACGCTCCTTCTTAATTCGGGCTCGGATCGCCCCGATCACTTCTTCGGGGATCTGGGTCGTCTCCTTGGCCTGGAATTGCGACAAAATTTCTTTGAAGTGGTTGAGTCGGATGTAGGCGGTGTAGGACACCTCGTTCGGTGGCTCTTTGTTAGTCGGTTTGTTGTTATCGACAATGTAAGTGATGAATTTACCGCAATCCTTGTTGTTGCATATGAGAATACCCTCTTCGTCCTGGGGAATCATCTCACCTTTTCTGCAGAACTCACAGACATCGGAAGATTGGATAAAATCCTGGATGGTCCCAATCTCACCATTGACATTGCGCCAATATTTTTGGTAGAGTTTTTTGGATTGGGAATATTTCTCGGATTGGGGATTGATTACCTCGTTGTTTTCAGTTCCTGGAATTGCCTTTATTTTGAAGAATGAATTGATGACATTGCAACTAGGCTTTGCCACTTGATTGTCAGTATTGGAAATCTGCTGCTTCTGTTCAAAATAGTGAAATACATATTTAGAATTGTCGAGGAGATACTGTTTCTTTTCCTGTTTTAGAGAACGTAGTTGTTGTTTTATTTGCTTGATTTTGTCGCAAATATCCATATATTCGTCGATCTGATGGTCTTTTAGGGTGGATATTTGGTCCTTCAATGTCATTTTCTCGACGAGTAAGGCTGGGATGGTGGTAGATTCTATGGTTTGAAAGCGTGTCAGCATTTCACTATGCTTTAGGTCAATAGTGGTATGCAACTCTTTCTGTGCATTTTTATGATTGTTGGACATATTTTTTTGTGGTTTATGCGATTGTAATAGTTGAGTAAGTGTTTTTATATGTTTTTTATGGGTTTTGTTGTTTTTATTTTATGATTATATTGTAATATATACAATGTCTGAAACAGAAACCGGAACAATTACATTAAGTGATGCAAATATGTATTATTATTTATTAAATGCAATATTTCACGATTATTTACACGATCTTACTCCTCTAACTACTATAGGAAAAAAAAGAATATATGATTCCTTATTATTTCTTGGGTCGTCACCTGAATCTCCAATTATGGGTAGTTCTATTGGTGGAAAAGTTCCTCTTCCTCTTCCTCCTCCTATATCTTCTGCATCTCCTTCACCTCTTTCTTCTGT